AGGATATTATTTCTATACTTTTTGAATAAGGATTTGTTATATATTTTTATCTTACTAAAGTATACACTACATGGATAATCTATAAATCTACATACTAATTTACCTTCACGGAATACATTATTTTTGATATATAAGATATTATCTTCTTTATGATAAGAAGTATATACCTCCACTTCTTGATTATAGTTAGTTTTAGATAATTTTATATTAGTACCATCTTTAGTATTACCACTAATATATATATTAGTTAAATGTGATTCACCGAATAATTTACCTAATTTTTGAATTTGTTTAAATCTGTATTTAATAGTATTCATATTATAATCTCTCCAAACTTTTACTTAAATTACGAATGTATTTATTGACATTCTCTAAAGCATCAGCCATAGATCTTAAGAAGAAATATATTGGTTGCTTTTCTTCTATATAACCTAATTGCTCTCTGTCTCATTCTCTTTCTTTTGACCATGTAGAATTTCTTTCATTCCATTACGAATAAATTCTTTATCTTCTTCTGATAAAGTATTATAAATAAATCTTATAAAACAATCATAATTTTTTGCAAGAATCCTACATTTCTGACGAGTGCGGTTATTCATTTTTATCACCTAATAAAGATGACACTTTAGGATCTTTTAATAACTCTTCTGGAAGATTGATTCCAATCAACTTAAGTTTTTCTAATGATTCATTATTCATTGCTTCAGCTTTGTATGCTGTATATACACTTAAAGGTTTAAGAGCTTTAGCTTTATTTCTTAGTCTATTATTCATTGTCTTCTCCTTCAGTAATAACTGATAGTATATGAATATTATTAAGATGAACAAGAGCATTATTCATCTTAATAATTTCAGTACAAAATTCTAGGAATGGTTTTCTATAGCATTTCATTTTAGAATTATAACAAGCTAATCTTATTAGATCAGGTAAAGTTGTATTAACTGTAAGATTTTCATTAAGTTCTTTAATTCTATCAGTGAATGTTTTAGTTATAACTATACCTTCATTAGTAATAATACTATCAGCATATAGTTTATATGCTTTAATTAGATTCCTATATCTACCATTCTTTTTATATAGATAGGTATCTTTTATAAGTAAATCTTTAGATTCCATCTTTATACCCATCCTTAGAATAATCTATAACTGCATATCCAGCATCATATTGCTTCTTAACAGATTCCCTAATCTTAAATAAGTCATCAGCTTTCTCTTGTAAAGCATTAAGACTAACCTTAATCTCTCTACATTCAGTAGCATATTTACTAAAGATAGGTTTCTTAGCATTATAAAATCTGGATATTGATCTAAACCCATCATCTACCACTTCAATACATTCCGTGTTAGGATTACGAGTTCGACCTAAAGTTTGTTTAGCTAATATCTCTGACTTAAATGGCTCAGCCAAGATAATAGTAGCTTTTAAATCTCTGATGTCTAATGCGGCACCAGCAGATTTAGTTGTTGAAAGTATAATAGTCTTACTAAGTTGCTCTTGTTTAATCTCTTTAGGAATAGCTGAAGTATAGACACCAATATCATCTTTGAACTCAGGATAGTTATCCTCAATCCAAGATTTAACGATATCTATAGCTGATATAGTACCGATATATACAAGTACTTTACCACCAATCTTCATGATCTTATCCATAACTATATACATCATATCATAGAATTGATTATTACAAACTATATAATTTGTATAAGCATTTCTATTTAATCCATATACATTATTAGAGCATTCACTTATCTCTTGTGGAGTTGGTCTACTATTAAATCTTAATGCAAGATAAGCCGTATGAGGATCTGTATCTTCATCAAATAGATTTATACTAGGAATATTTCTAAAGTATAGTCTATATATAAAGTTTTCAGTCTCATCAGATCTACCAGGTGTTGCAGTAAGATATAATGTCTTCTTAGTATTAGTATAAAAGTCAATCATACAAATATTATCAAAGTTAAGATGAGCTTCATCATATACTTTTAGATATACTTGTAGTTTCTTAAATAGTTCACTAATCTTATCCCATCCATTATTAGTACCAAAGTTCTGTAATGTAGAATGGGTAACTAAGAATACTTTATACTTAGATATATCAGTGATACCATTTAATATCTTATGGATGCCAACTGATCCATTGATCACTAATACTTCTCTATTTTGATCTAGATCCGTATATTCACCAATACAATTTCTCCATTGATCTAGCCAACCAGTAGTAGATGCAATAACTATAGTTCTAGCTCTCCAATACATTAGAGATGCTATAGTTACATATGTCTTACCTTTACCAGTTGGTAGATTGATTGATAGTTGTCCACTATTTTGATTAGAGTAATATTGACCTTTACCTAAGATGAAGTGTAAAGCTTCTTGCTGTACATCATCTCTAGGAAGATATCTAATTTTTATAGGTGGAGTTTCAAAGTAAGGATCACTATTATAATCTCGTACAGGTTCTTCATTATCAAAGAACTTCTTAACGAAATATAAATCTAATCCTCTAGGGAGATAGAGAAGTCTATTAGCTTCATCATATGACATCCCTTTATAACTTCTAGTGAAAGTAATTCTATCAAATATAGTAAAATAAGATTCCAGTCTAGGAGCATCTCCTAGACTGTAATCAGTAATTACTATAGATGAATTACGTAAGATTATCTTATTCATCTTCTTCACTCATATTATCATCTTTTAGATATTCATTAATAGATTGCATTAATACACGAGTATAAATACGTGCAATTCTTATATTAGCAAATATATTAATATCATCATCAAAGATAGTATATTTACCAAAATAACCTCTATTGATTATCTTATCTAATGTTTTTTCTAACTCAGTAAGATCGGATATAAAGTCTTCTAAAGTGTAATTATTACTAATATTAATGGGTGTATGCCCATTATTAAAAATATCATTAAACAAATAACACGTAGTATGGTGCCAAGATAAATTAGTATCATCATTTGTAATATGAAGATCATACGTGAACTCTTTAGGACCAACAAGAGATTTATTTGTTTGGAAGATATGATTCTTCTTAAGTTTATTTTTTATAAGAGTAATAGCATTACACATTTTCATATGTGTAATTTTAATATTCTCTATCTGACTATTCATATTAAATTTCCTCATTCACCAATGCATCAGTAAGCTTACGTTCATTCTTAATATCTTTATTAGTTAAGCTTGGCTGATTCATAAATAATTGTGGCTGTTCTTGGAAGAAGTAATCTATAGTAGATGGAGCAGTCTTATTATAAGATGATGGATTCTTCAAGATACTTGCCAAGTTTTGGAAGTCTAATGTCTTAGTAATAGAAGGATTTTCATATAATGCCTTAGTAAGTGGAAGCAATACGTAAGGTTCATTTACGTTATTCCAGTTAGGTCTATCAAAGATATTATATGCACTTCTAATTTGATTAGACAAGATTGTTTCAGTATGAATAGTATGCTTAGACATACCACCATTTAATAATGCTCTCATAAACTCTTGTGCTAAATCATCTTTAGTAAACGATGTTGTTACAGCCGCTTTATCTAAGATATCTTTAATACGGTTAAGAGTTTTAGAGAACTCATTATTCACTATAGGAGTATAGAAAATAGTTTGATCATCTTCTTTAGCTAATACTGCTAATGGGATATTGATTTCACCTTCATCAGTTTGATAGCGTTTCATATTAGTTAATCTAACTAATGCTTCAGAAAGATAGAATTTATCAATCTTATCAATTTCGATTGGATATTCTTCTTTATGATCAATGATAGCAAACTTATTCACATAATCATTATAGTCAAGAACTGTGTTAGTTGTATCATCAACATCATCTTCATTATCTTTAAAGATCTCATCTATATGGAATCTTAAATAGATATCATTATAGTTTCGATCTTCAATTAACGAGATAGTTTCTGCAGAACGAACAAAGTTCTCTACAAACTTAATTGGTAATTCAATATCAGGAATATCTGTTACCAATACATGTTTAGCTGATAATTGTAGCTGTGTAGTACTAGCTGTAATATCTTCAGATGGATACTTACCTACATCGATATCTCTATTGATGAAGTATAGATCACCATAACAATATCTACAAATCCCATGACCTTCAGAATGAGACTGACAGGTAATAGGACTTCTAGTATAAATAGTTTTACCAATCAATTGAGTATCAGATTCCTTAATAGGACCCATATCAAAATCATTTAATTGGTCGAATCTATAATACTTACCAACTAATAAGCTAAGCTCTTTAGCATCTCTAACATCATATCTAATGAAGTTGCGAGAAGAGCATTTAAAATGTGGATCTGGATGCAAACGTGTACCTTGGTTGTTTAGACCAATCTTACGAGCCATTGCACCAGAAGAACCTACATTGATTTTGGAAATGATTTGTGCTGTACGACCAGCTGAGGATTCAATAAAGTAATCCATCAAATCAATTACACCGCCATTAATATAGCTATTATTAATAACATGTGGGAATACACTACCATTACCATCTGGTTTAGTACCAATAGAAATGGCATATTCTTTAAGCTGACGAATATTAATACTTTCATTAGCTCTAAATGCATTAGTATAGATATGATCATATCCTAGAATGTCTTTAGACTTCAATACATAATCACGTACTTTACCAATACACTCCATACCATATTCATTAGCTTTCTGTAAGTCTACTTTAGACATATCAGGATGTAATAAATTATAGTATTCTGGAATTGCATTCATCATCAATACATCATCTTGTAGATTGATGCTGTTTACAAATAGATCTGCAAACTCATCAACTCTAGCAATGTAATACAATGCATCTGCAATCATATTATTCTTAGTCAAGAAATCAATATCTTCAATATGAACTTTGATAAAGAATTCATCAATGTAATTCTTAATAGTCTTAGCAGTGATTTCTCGTTTAAAGAAAATATGTTTTGGTTCGATCTCATCATCACTCTTAATGATAAGAGACCATAATATTAGGTTAAGCCAATAGTCTGGAATAGTTAGACCAACTTTATGACCACCAATAATTAAATTGATCTTAGCCTTAGATAGGCTAGGATCGTCTATACCATCTCGTAATATACAGTGAATTGCATCGAAATGGTTAGACCAATTCTCCTTCTTAATTTGTTGATTTACATCTACTGTCATTTCTCCTTTGCTTTTAACGAACTCATTATAAATCCAATAGTTTTCATAATTGACGATAGTATCAAACATCGAGAACCTCCTGTGATATTACATCAAATATATTATTCTACTACTATAATATATATTCATATGTAAAATTCACTGTAATAAATAAAACCGGTATAGGATCTTTAAGACCCTATACCGAGTGGTTTTATTATTTTTTTGGAGTTGGTAAATGTTTAGAAGATTTAGCAGTTTTGATGTACTCAACTTGAGATTTGCGAGCTACACGAACTGCTTGGTTATTGTATTTTTGAACGATCTTTTTAATCAAAGCACGTTCGATAACACGGTTTTTAACCAATTTAGTCCAGAGTGGATCTTTCTTTTGTTTAGCGATTTGGAATGCAGCCATTTTTACACGGCGAGCCAAGTCGTCATTTTTGCTTAAGCGAACCAAAGTCTTTTTGTTCAATACGGATTTTTCTACCAATAATTGAGCTTCTTCGGATTCAGCGAATGCAATACGTTCATCTTGAGGCAATTTAGAAGCCTCAGCATAAATCATAGCTTCAAGTAAAGCATTAGGGTTGGCAAGATCTTCACCAAGAACACCTTGTCGGTCGTTTTCATTGAAAAACATGTTTTCGTCCTCCTTGGAGATTATTTTATTTAAATATATTTAAAAACGAAAATAACGTTTTATTAACTTAATGTTATTCGTATGAGCTCATATTAGCAAATAAAAGTGCCTAGGACATCATGATAGGAGGAATATAATTATGATAAACTACGAAGAACTTGATAAAATTATAGCTGTATCTAAATATAGAGAGCAAGCTAAAAAGAATTTAATGATTAATTTCCCTACCCTAACTGAGGGTGAAGTTGATACAGCATTAGATATCATTCTATCTAATGCATATACAAAACGTGAATGTATTTTACATAATAACTATACTGAAGAAACAGCTGAAACTGATGTAGCTGGAATCAGTAATTACATATATGAAAAGACTCCAATCATGGTAGCTAATGGATGTCTATTCAAACAATATACAAAAGAGTTAACTCCAATGTATAAATTGATTACTTCATTTACTGATAACCGTTCTAAGTTTAAGAAAGAAATGTTTAAATACGAGAAGGGTACAGAGAAGTTCAATAAATACAATATGCTTCAAATGTTAGCTAAACGTGATAATAATGCATTGTATGGTGTAATTGGTAACTATAGTAGTGCATTGTATAACTTATACGTGGCAACTGGTATTACTAGAACTGGTCGTGCATTGATTAGTCATGCTATTACTTTCTTTGAAAGCTTCTTTACGAATAATGTAAAGTTCCATTCTATTGATGAAGCGATTACATTTATTAATCGTGTAGATTCTGAGAAATCCATTTATCCGTCTATTTTAGTATTAGATAAAGATATAGAAGTTGAAGATGTATTCTATAAAATTATGGATACATTCGATAGAGATTACTTTGATGATGAAGCAATCAATAAGGCTATGAATATTGTATGGAGTCTATTGATTAACTTATCTCAAGAGACTTTGAATAAACTCTTCTATAAGAATAATGCTTTACAGTTCTGTGATAATAAATATATGAAAGATTATATTGTATTGACATTATCTAAATTAGATGAAGCATTCGTAGATCCTAACCATCCACCAGAAATCATTAAGGATAATTTAGACCACATGTTTGAAGTCCTTAAAGAGTGGTGTTATATGAGATATATTGTAGTAGATAAGATTGATCGTTCTGCTACAATGAAACGTGATATTAGTATTATTACAGATACTGACTCAACTATGCCATGTTTTAATGGTTGGTATACATTCATTCTTAGAGATGTATTGGGACCAATAGATAAATCTGGTATTAAACTTATGAATCTTCCTGAAGTAGAACCTGTGATGGAAGAAGATAGAGTTTATAACTTTGGGACTGGTGAGATTGAAACTAAGATGATTAATGTAGCTACATCTAGTAACAAAGAACCATTACGTTTCAGTATTATCAATATCTTATCATATATTGCTGGTAGACTATTACGTGAACACTTTGATTTAGTAGCAGAGAATTATAATACTAAATCAGAATTTAAAGAATGTCTTATTGCCATGAAGAATGAGTTCTTATTTGGTAGAGCTTTATTAACTGGCGGTAAGAAAAACTATGCATCTAAACAAGAATTACAAGAAGGTAATCTAGTTCCATCCAATAAGATGCTTGATGTTAAAGGTTTACCAATTAATAAGTCTACATTGAAAGCTAAGACTCGTGATGCATTGAAAGATATCTTGTTTAAGAAGATTCTTAATGTAGAAGAAGTAGATCAAATGGATGTATTGAAATCATTAGCTCGTGTAGAATATGATATTAGAAAGTCTATTGAATCTGGTGAGAAAGAATATTATAAACCAGCTCAAATTAAGTCATATGCTAACTATGATAATCCAATGCGTATCCAAGGTATTAAAGGTGCATTGGTTTATAATGCATTAAGAGATGAAGGTACTGAAGCAATTGATTTAACTATTCGCAATGCAATTGATATCATTAAGGTTACAATCAATAATAGTACTTTATTACCTCTAATGGATTCTGATCCAAAGTTATATGAAAAGATTAAGAAGTTCTTAGATGAAAATCAAAATGATTATAAAGGTGAGATTACTAGTATCTCAATTCCAATTGATGCGGAAGTTCCTAAATGGATATTAAAGTTTGTTGACTATAATGATATCATTAATGACAACTTGAAAAACTTCCCATTAGAATCTATTGGTATTACTAAATTTGAAAAAGATAAAGTAAACTATACTAACGTGATTAAATTCTAAGATATATCCCCTATAGAGTTGAACTCTATAGGGGAATTCTTTTGTTAAAATTTAACTTTCTCTAATTTAGTTTCTGGCATAGTTAATGTCATAGCATATATAGCTTGGATAGCTTCTTTTGCTGTAGAAATAACTGGGTTACCACCTAGATTAATAAAGTGGATGTTAGTCTCTAATTGCTTTTTAAGCTCAGCATTAGCTTCATCAGTATATACCCCCTTGATGGTTACCATATCACCATCATAGTCACCACCGATGCTATCAAGATACCCATTACAGATATTCATAGTATCGATAAATTTGTTAGAGGTATCAGTTCCAATATCTTCTTTTCTTATTTTTGGATAATAATTATAGGTTATTCCATTAATAGTAACCTTTTCAGTTTCAATAGTAGATGATAATCTAATCTTAGTAGCAAACTCATTATAGAAAGTATCGATTGGATACCGTGTAATAAGAATCATTCTATCTTTAATAGCTTCTTCACAAGCTAAATAAATTACATCACACCAAGTTATAGGTCTAGCTTTCTTTTCATCTTCTGTAATTTCATCAAAGAAATTACCTTTAAATTTCATATCAGCAACTACTTGCTTGCCATTTACTTTACATACCAAATCAATTGCTCTAAATCTATCAGAGTATCCATGAATGAATCTATCTAACTCTTTCTTTAAGACTTCATCAGAGAATTGTAATTGATAGTCTTCTACTTCAACATAAATAAGATTACCTTTTTTATCCAATACTGGATATTTAGTATTACCAATGAATTCATTCTCAAAGAATCTTCTCATATGGAATATAACAAATGGGAAGAAATTAGCAGCTGCAGATGTCATAGGTAATACAGAGTAATCAAAGTCAGCTCTAAGCTCACTCATATTCTCTACATCCAATTTAGGTGCAGACATAACTAGACGAGTTGCATAGTCTGTAGTCTTAGATAAGTTAGCACGTCTAATTACACCAAATTTACCTGGTAATCCACCATTAGGATTACTGTCAGTACCAGTACCAAACCATTTATAGATTTCAATTAGCCCTTCTTGAAGTCTACCTTCAACGGATTTGCTAATACTAAAACCGTAGTCTTCGGAATCACCAATAGCTGATGCTGATACCATTATATTGATATATAATTTATTAATATCCCCTACAGATATCTTACCACCATCTACTTTAATATCTCTAAAGAATGGTGGGATTACAATAAGTTTATCTGTAAAGAAGTTCTTTCTATTAGCATTCAAGAACTTAATATATCTTTCACGTTTAATGGAATCAGTTTCTCTAAATTTAATCTTATCTAGATTCTTTCTTAGGAAATCAATACCATTATCCCCTTTAGGATCTTCTACTATATTACCAGATTTATCTATAGAGTAAGTTCCAATACCATGAATAACAGATTTAATCTTAGAGTCTACTTTGCCCCAGATTCTATAAATTAATGGTTGTAGGAATTTCTTCTTTAAACTAATATAAGCAAATGTACTTGCTCTAGATTCTTTAGTTATACCAAAGATTGTATTAGATAATAATCCATCATTAGTTGGATTACTAGATGTATCAAATATAACTGGATTAGTTATTTCGACTAAGTTATTCTTCTTGACAAAATCATCCACATCAAGAAGAGATACTTGGAGATTATCTTGTCTAATTTGGTCTTTTAATAATGCCATATGTACCTCCTTATGAATTATTTATATGGGGAACAAAAAACGAGTTAGTGCATTTATTGCACTAACTCGATTGTATTATATTATCGCATAGTCACAATAATTTTACATGGATCACCAAAATCTCTAGCAATATCTACCACTATAGGATGACTCATACCATTATTACTATTAACTGTAATAGTATTCTTATATTCATCTACTAAGGAGTCAAATAATGTAGAGTCTGTAGTATAAATAATAAATTCAATACGATTCTCATAGATAACATGATCAATCTTTGAATGTAATAATCCATGACCTTTCAATATACTGTATAGTAGACTAGATTCGCCAAAGTAGTCTACTATCTGTTTTCTCGTTTGTTCGCAGTCTCCATTGCCGAATTTGCAGAAAAATTCGACGATATCCATTTATATAAATCCCCTTTTAATTAAAGCATTCCTTCAAGAGCATCTTCAAAGCGTGCCATATCTTCCCTAGTCATCGCAGGTGTCTCAGTCTTAGTACCTTGATCAGGTGGAACTAATCCAGCTTGTGGATGACCTCTATATGCAGCTTGCATATATTTATATTTTTGCTCTTCATCTTTTTTATGTTTTTCTTTTTCAGCAGCTGCATCGGCAGCTTCTCTACGATCTCTAATAAATTTATATAGAAGCATCAAATCACCTATAGGCATATTCAATGCTTCTATAATACTTAATCTACCTCGATATTCGTAACAAACATTATCAACTAATTGCATTAGTCGAGCATGTGAATCAACCGATGCCGTGTAAAAACAAGTTCTTGAGCATTCATAGGAATGGCTTCAATTTCTGCACCGCATTTAGGACATGTAGCTGCAGGTACTTGATAAGAAATATTAATATCTTTACTATTTTCTTCTAAGTATTTAGCGATATGAGATTGAAGTTCTTTAAATTCATATGCAGATAACTTAGACAAGATTTTATAAATACCTTGGATACGATATTTATAAGTTTTAACGATATCGTTAGGAGCTGTGTTAAATTGAATAGGAATCAATTCTTCATTGTCTTCATCAATTTCATATACTGTAGAGATACAGTGGGAGATATTGATGATACCAGCGTATTTTTCACGGAAGCCTTCATTTAATAGACGTTCTTCAAACATGGAGTTGTAAATTTTAGGAATTACAATACCGAATGCATAGTCACCATTAGCTACATAAATTTCTTCTTCGAATGTTGGAGGGAAAGAAGGATCTTTAGCAATGGTTTTATTGAAAGTTTCTTTATCAGCTTCTGTTTCAAATTTAACCATATCAATAATAGGTCGTTTTTCAGTATAGAAGTGTTTACATTTAGGGCAGCTAAATGGAATGATATTAGAAGTACTGAAGTTAGCATTATATAATGCAAAGAATAAATGATTCAAGTCTTGATAGTTCAATAACTTCAACCATGCTTCCATATCCATAGTACGACATTCAGGAGCCAAATGTTTATATAGAGTACTAAATACTGTACGAGCTTTACCAATATCATTTGCAGAATCAGTATATGGATTAATTTCATCCATTTCAATTGCAGATAATGGAGTCATAGAGATAGATACACCAGTAGCAAATAATCCCCATTCATAGTATTTCTTTTCAACTGGTTTAGATAATACTTTAGTGAATGCTACAGGACGTTTACGTACACGGAATTTACTAATATCAGGTTTACGTTCACCTACTTCGTCTAATTGTTGACGAAGTACACGAGCAAACTCTTCCATATTACGTTGCTGTTGTTTTTCTTCTTTAATACGTTCAGCTTCTTCTTTATCTTCATCAAGACCAAGATCTTCTAATAGCTCATCATCATAGAATAATTCATCTTCATCAGATTCTGCAACTTCTACAGATGGAACTACGGCATCAGATACATCTACTGGTGTAGTATCAATAGCTGGAGTAGTAGTTGCTGCTGTAGTTATATTATTTACAGAGTTTTCAGCTGCAGTTTCATATTGTTCGAATTCACGTTCAATATCATCTTCAGGAAGAAGATTATTAATACTAGTAGAAGCTTTGATTTCATCATCAGATAAAACGTGTTCTTCTTCGTCACGACGAATTGCTTCACGATCTTTATCTGTCAATTCAGGATTAAGATCTAGAGATGGATCATATTTGGAAACTACTTGAGGATTTTCTTCACCCATAGCTTTAAGATCTTCATATTCACGACGCATATCATGGATTTCTTTTAATGCAGGTTTGAAACGACGTTCAATAGCACTAGAAATACCATTATCTAATTCATCTATCAATTCATCACGTGCTTCTTGAGTTGCATCTGTTTTACCAGAAGGAACGATAGCACTAATATCAGCAGATTGTAGATTTGTTTCATCAAATGTAGGTACTACAGGAGTAGTTGGTTGAGTTTCTTCAACTGGTTTTTCTTCAGTAGTAGGAGTAGTTTCTTCTACTACTGGAGTTTCGGAAGCTTTTTCTTCTTCCATTTTTTCTTTCATGAGGTCTGCTAGTTTTACTTGTTCAGACATGGTTCCTCCTAAATTTCATCATTCATCAACATTTTTAAAGTTAATTTATCTCGATCATAGAAATATCTAAATTGATACTGGTCAACCGTCATATCTATAATCATTATATTTTCTCCATTTTTAGAGAAACCTATATTAACTTCGACTGCTACAGTATTATCAAGATAATCCTTTATTTGATCTTTGATAGCCTGACTGAGTTCAATAACTCTATCAGACTGCATATATCTATATTTACTAATTAAACCTAAGCCCATCTCTGGACTATGAGTTATTGTACCTGGCTCTAAAAGCATTAGTCGCATAATTAGAGTGCCAAATGCATTAAAATTCTTATATGTGAGTGGAGTTTTATAACTGTCAGTAGATAAAGAATATTCCTTTAATAGTGTAGGAACTTCTTTAGTCTTTGCAGTTATGAAAGTAATATCATCTGCCACGATAATCTCTCCTTTCATATTAATATATTACTACTTAGTTCTAGGGTTTAAAATATACACAAATAGCTATTTTTAACATAGCATTAAATTGATATACACTCATAAGGAGGATACAATGGCAACTGAACGAAGAATAGCTTGTCCGTTATGTCGACGTAAAGACTTCAAAGACAAGTTAATCAGACACATAGAAAAAGATCATGAAGATATTATCGGTGAAATATCTGCCGAGCAATTCTTATATGATAAAACTCACCCAGGTTCTGGTAAATGTATCGTATGTGGTAATAAAACAGACTGGAATGAAAAGACTGGTAAATACCATAGAGTATGCTCTAATCCTAGATGTAAGGAAGAATTAAGAGCTAAGTTTAAAAAGAATATGATTAGAGTACATGGTAAAGTGTCTCTATTAGATGATGCTGCTCATCAAGCTAAGATGTTAGCTCATCGTAGCATTAGTGGCACCTATGTATATAGTGATGGTACTAAGTTTACTTATACTGGATCTTATGAGCATAAAGCTATAGAGTTTATGGATAAAGTTCTTAACTGTAACTCTAAAGATATTATTATGCCTGGTCCAGTTATTGATTATACTGACCAATACGGTAATTCTAGACAATGGATTACGGATATTTACTACGTTCCTTATAATTTGATTATCGAAGTTAAAGACGGTGGAGATAATCCTAACAATCGTCAAATGGATGAATATCGTGCTAAGCAGGTTAGTAAAGAAGCTGAACTTATCAAGCTAGGTGAATATAATTATTTACGTCTAACTGATAATAAATTTGTCCAACTCATGGAAGTATTAGCATTACTTAAAGATCAAGAGATTAATGATCCTACTACAACTAATAAAGTTATTAGAATCAATGAATCTGCTGTATATGATGATGGTGGATTTGTCTTATCTAATATGGAAGAATTTGAAGAGGATACAGATAAAGGCAAATATATCTTTGCAGTAGATGCATCTAATATTGCATATATTAAAAGTGTATTACCTAAATCATATCCAGATAATATTAAGTATATTGATCTAAATAAGATGCTTAACTACTTATTCTATAATACATTTGTAGATAATATAGATGCAGATGATATTACAGAGAAGATGGTCGATCAGTATTTCGCTAATGTATACCCTAACGTAGATCGTAAAGATATATTCCCTAATGCCAATACTGAAGATCTAAATCTAAATATGACTATTGATGAAGTATATGCTGAAATAGTTAAAATGATTAGATATTTCTTCTTTGCTCGTAGAGGGGAAAATAAAACTATATTCATTCTTGACCGATCTTTATATTCATATCTAATAGACCAATATCATAATTTAATTGGTTATGCTACTATGTATTTTGGAACTATGGCTATAGCAGTGTATAAAACTTATGCAGCTAAGAAGATACCTCAAGAATATGATATCATCAGACGTATCTCTGATTTAAAAGAATATGCTGCAAGAGAGCATATGGGTGTTGGAGCTGTTGGTGGTATTGTTGGTACAATGGATGGTAATATGCTAGTCCAATATACTCCGCATAGACATTCTTTCAGTGGAGAGAAAGATGGCTTTGGTGTAGTTGATGATAAGAAGTCAACTAAACTTAGAGTTAAATCTGATAATGATGAAACTGAGATTGTAGATAAAGAGCCATTCTTACAAGATAAATTCTATAAGTCTTATAGGCATAAACGAGATAGAGTTACTTGGGAGAATGCTATTAATCTATATGAAGAAATCACTGGTAAAGTAATGCTATCTAAAGATCAATTAGAATATGATGATGACTTTACAGAATCTGACTTAGATAGAGATAATAAGTTAACTCTAATGAATGCTATATATAGTATTGAATCTGAGTTATATGATACATCTCTTCCATTATGTGATATTCTAGATGTAAATACAGCTAAGTCTAAGCTAAAAGAATTCCCTGAAGGAACCATGATTATGGAAGATAATAATGGATACTTTGCAGTAGACTTAGAATCTAAAATAAGAACCAAATCATATAAGACCATTCTAGAGATTGAGGCTCCGGCTTTTGTTAAGACTAAAGATATGCTAGAAGAGGATGATGATGCTAGTGATACCAATAATAAGAAGGTAAAAGAAGTTAATGATTCTGGTATGTATAAAGTACTTGATGATAAATATTCTTCTGAAGACCAATTAATGGATGATTGGAATGATTATAATAGTTTATCTGCTGAGATGAAACGTCATAGTGATGATAAGTCTATTGAAATATATGGTAAATCTAATGTAGAACGATTCAAAGAACTTCGTTCTAAGTATCTTAACTCTGAAATTCCTTATGATGATCTAGCATTAAGTGAATCTGGATTACAATTATCTGATTTAGATAGAGCTAGAGACTATGGTATTGAATTGCGTGGTAAGAAACGTGAGACTGAATATCTTAAATCTTGGTCATTAAACTCTGGTATCTTTATAGTTTTACCTTGTGATACTGAAGAGGAATTAGAAAAACAATGGCATGATGTACAATCTATGGATATCTCCTTAATTCGTATATCTGATATGCGTCTTATGGAAGTATTTGGTTGTAATAATGAAACTATGTATAACTTCCTAAAGAGTGTATTCACTAGTAATGGATTTGATGATTACTATTACTTCCCTATAGTTGAATCTGCTATGGAAGATGTACAACCTATTAGAAATCTGCCTAATACGATACCATTCTACATCCCACATGAAATCGAAGTATTCAAACGTAATAGTACATTCGGTGATATGCCTAGCAAATGGAAAGATAAAGCTGATGAATGGTTAAGAAATTATAAGAATATCTATGAAGGTAAATCTTATGATAAGAAAACTATACTAGATTGGATGTCTAATGTAAGATACCTAAGTTTAGAATATGCTAGAACTCAATCAGATGAATTAAAGCAAGCTTTATTAGAATTTGGTTGGAATCCTTATATGGAATTCAATTCAGTTAATATGACTAAAGCATATAATAGAGCTAATACTATATATCATAGAAGTATGACTTCTAAGTTATTACAAGAAAAAAGCATTGGTTTTGAGTTTGATGCTAGAGGTAACTTATTTGTTAAGAACTTCTTAAAGAATAAGAGTTATCAATCTATCTATATGGAATCTCATAGATTGCTTATGGAATATGATAGAGCTAAAAATATTGAAGGAATGAAATATGAACTAGCTAAGATGTATTATCTAAATCTTAAGATTAGTGAAGATCTAATTAAACAAGATCGTACTAAGAAAGATAAAGAATTAGTTAAGATTAGAGCTAGAGTATTAAATGATTTCCATAAATATCTTAAGGTAGTACTTAAGAATGACAAACAATTTAACTTCTCTAATTACTATCAACGTAGTGAGTTCTGTGATGACTCCTTTGTTATTACAGCACCAACTCTCAAACATGCAGGTAAATATGCTAAAATAGCTATGAAGGTTTTATAATATAATGAGTCCTACTTACTAGATAAGTAGGACTCTTATAATATCATTCATTCATATATTATAATCTTGATCGAAGGAGGTGAATATAAATTGGATATGTATAATGTCGGTCAAAAGCTTTGTAAGAAAGATCAATTCGGACAAATAACAGAATTGTATCGAATAGTATCTCGTAAAGACAAAGACTTTTATAAAGTTACTCCTGTGATAGGAGATAAGCTACTTATTGATAAGTACAAAACAGATGAGTATATACCTTTAGAGATACATTGTAAGATGTTTTTCGAAGTATGTACTTTAAAGAATGGGGAGAAAGAATTATGTATTAGTATCTACTGCCCATATGAAGCAATGAATTATCCTTACTATACTAGTCGACTTAATATTGATAATCCTATGGATAATAAGAAGTTTGGCAAGTTTCTATGTAAAGATGAATTCGAAAATGACAGTTCAATGAGACAATATAAACGAGCATATGATCTAATGATGTATGATATTGCACATAAAGATTATGCTTTTAGTGTAGATCTATACCTAAATGATCCATTGAAGAATATTGTATCATTTGTCAAATTAGACCCTAGAGTCTGTGACACTCTTATTTCCATTTGTGACAGTCGTGGATTAGAATATGATAATATAGACCAAGCTATTAAAATAGCTTTACAAAATATTCTATTCATGTACTGGTTCCATTATAACTTCAGAGTAATTAATGTATTATTTGAAGTTAAAGATGGTACTCAATTACGACCTGGTGACTTATTTGCTCTGGAAGCTATAGTACAAGATCGTATAGTGGATTATACTATCGTTGAATATTATCATGATATCTTATTATATAAGGCTAAAGGTAACTTCTTCTTTATCCAAGATAGAAATGATCGTACCTTTATAGTTAAATATGTTGGTATGGATGATCTACCTGGATTACATGTCTTTTAAATTTAGATATATTGATATATTATAATGGTGAAGTTAGGTGATTAATATTTACTATGATCCTAACAGTAGAATAAATTCTTTTATTTTAAAGGAGGGCATAGCTATGTCAAATCAATTAGTAAATGGAATTCCAAAAGTCGACAGCGGATTCCAATCGTTAAGCGAAGTGCTTCAACGTGCTTCTCGTGAAACTCGTCGAGATGAAAAAGGAAATGACAAAGGGGATAAAAAGCGTATTGAGCTTAAAGTTACCCCTGAAGTTTTTGAAAGCGATTACAAAACAAAGACAATTAGTACAAGTGAATTATGTGAACTTCTCACTAATCGCCTTGGTAATGTATTTGCTGATTATGTGGGCTGCCGTGATATCGTATTCACTAATAGCCCACAAATCGGTATAGGATTAGTATTTGAATACAATGGCTCTGATAACGAACACGATACTCGTTTGAAAGCTGTTGAACGTTTTGGTTTTGATACAGTAGGTGAAAACGCATCTACTAAAGAATTGGAAATGGTAGCACGTTATAATGGTGCATCTGATATCCGTTCTTCCGTTAAAAACGGTACTGTTACAGAAACTGCAATGGGCTTCCGTCTTACTAATGATGCAATTGATATCTTAAAAGATACAGTTATTGACTTTGGTAAAGACAATGCAAACCATGACAATTTCCGTAACCAATGCGTAAGTTACGCATTAGCATCCGATGGTATTCATAGCAACCTAGTTGTTTATGGTGCTACTATCGAATCTATCTTAGGTTTCATTTATGGTAACCAATATGACTATGTAGTAATCCCTGGTGCTCCAGTAAATACTAATAGCTATTCTGGTCGCTTATTGGAAATCAAACAATTACATCCAGATACAACTAAGAAATTGCTTCGTAAATACGTAAGCCGTCAAGTTGTATCCGATGGATTATTCCGTCCACAAAAATAATTAAATTATGATATGACTGGGGATTAATCTCCCCAGTCTATTATTTTTTGGAGGATATAATGGAGTTTAAGTTTAACATTAATCCAGATGGAATTGATGAAGTATTTGATGAACGTGGTAATACAGTTCTCAAGATTTCAGAAATGAGCTGGAATGATAGAGCTTATAAGCTCGAATTACGTAAGTGGGTCGTTCAATCTGATGGAACTATGCAACCTAATAAAGGTTTCTCTTTCCTAACAGATCAAGGTCCACATGATTTAACTCATGTCCTATTAGAAAAAGGATATGGGGATAATCAAAAAATTAAGGAAATCATGGAATCCCGTGGTGTCGAATTAGACATCCCTGTAACTGAGAAGGAAGAAAAAGAAGATACTCAGGATTTCTATGATCCTGAAGATCTAGTATAGGTGATCAAATGTACAATCATAAACAGTTAGATATCGTATATGATATCAAAAGAAAAATGTTAATGCAATCTTATTGGGATAACGAATATATTAAAGTATTCCCAGGATTTTCCTTCTGTGAAGAAGGTAGATATGTTTGGCAACAAGGTAATCTTAGTGATGATGAGGTATTCTTATCTAATTTACGCACATACTATACAAGTGATAAGGATACTATCTTAGGATTCCTTACAGCTCAACAATATAAATTCTTAATGGATAACATTGACCTTTTCCATACTGTTTATCGTATTGGAGACAATTTGGTCGTAAGCTTGATCTAAACACAATATTCATATAATATTTACCCATAGGAGTTGAACTCCTATGGGTATAACTTTTATTTAATAAGGAGACAAAATCATGAAAACATCTAAACTTTTATTAACAGCAATTATTTTAAGTTCTCTAAGTGCAACTGGATTTGCTGTAGACAATACAGCTGGTACTGGTAATGGTATTGCATATGGTACAGGATCTGTAGCTAACAATACTAAAGATATTGCTATTGGTAAATCCGCTAAAGTGGAAAACTATGTAGGACAAAATGCTAGTATTGCTATTGGTAATAATGCACATGTAGAAAACATGTCTGGTGGTGTAGAAGCATCATTATCCTTTAATCAAACACCTTATAGTGGTAATGATTTTTCTTCTGCACGTATTCCAACTGATGTAAATAGAGCTGGTACTGGTATTGCTATTGGTAATAATACATATGCTCGTACTGGTAGTACTATGGTTGGTAATCATAACTATATCGGTAAAATTGGTGACGTAGATATGAATACTGATACTAATGGTACTCGTGCACAAAACTTAAATGCATATAGTACAACTATTGGTACTAATAGCTTTAGTAATGGTGCTTTGACTACTAATACTGGTACATTCAATATCATGTCTAGTTCTTATACAGGTGGTCGTTTCTCTACACCTTCACAAAACTTTGGTTCTACTATTACTGGTACTTTGAATAGTATTGAATCTAAGACTGCAGCTGGTGTAGGAAGTGGTTGGTTTGCCGATAGAACTTCTGTAGGTGTAGCTAATACTATCAGTGGTGTTGCTAACCGTACTGCTAATACAAATGGATCTCTAGTATATGGTGCTGGTAATGAAATTACTAACTCTATTACATCTTTAGGAAACGTTGCAAAAGCTACAACTGATGCGGCTGAATTTGCTGGTAAACTACGTGATGTTATTAAGACTAATAATGGTGGTGGTGCTACAATGGCAATCGGTGGTGGTAACAAAGCCGATTGGGTATTACGTACATCCATCATTGGTGTTAATAATACTGTAACTGGTACTAATGGTAATGAAGCAACTGATAACTTCGTGGCAGGTGTTGGTAATACTCTAACTAATGGTACTAATGATATTATAGTTGGTAACAACCGTAATATTGCTGGTAATCATTCTGTTATCTTAGGTAGTATTGATACAACAACTGTAATGAATAACTCAGATGTAGTTGCAGTAGGTCATAATAGCAATGTATTAGTTGATGGTGGTGTAGCTATCGGTTCTGATTCTGTAGCATCTACAGCTGCAGGTCAAATCGGATATAATGCATCTGGAAATACAACTTCCACTTGGAAGTCCACTGCATCTGCTGTATCTGTAGGTGATACTGCTAATAATATTACACGTCAAATTACATCTGTAGCTGCTGGTACACAAGATACTGATGCAGTCAATGTAGCACAATTAAGAAATGTATCCGAAGGATCCATTAGTCAAGCTAAATCTTATACAGATTCTCAAGTATCTAAAGTAGGTGCAGCTTCTGCAGCATTAGCAGGATTACATCCATTAGATTTCGATCGTAATGATAAATGGAGTTTCTCTGTTGGTGTTGGTAATTATAAAAATTCTAGTGCAACTGCTATTGGTGCATTCTACCGTCCTAATGAAAATACAATGTTTAACATTGCTACTACATTAGGTGGTTCTAATAGTATGATTAGTGCTGGTGCAAACTTCAAGTTTGGTCAAGGTACTAAAAAATTAAGTGCATCTAAACAAGTAGAATTAGAAAAACAAGTTCAAGATCTTACTCAAAAGTATAATGACTTGAATGAAAAATACAATGCATTAATGGCTAAACTAGAATCTAAATAATATAATGATCCCCATAGGAGTCAATCTCCTATGGGGTATTTATTTTTTTTTGTAATTCTCAGATATGATGATTGTATATTATTAAGGTGATATGATATAGTTTATAGTTATTAAGCCTTATACGGCAGAAAGAGGTATACTATGTTATACGAAGATATGGAACTAGAATTTGATTTGTCTGTTGACTGTGGTCAGTTATTTTCTGATGAGGATGTACTAGGAGTTCATATGGACCAAATACATTTACATCAATAAGAAAGGAGGAATAATATTAATAAACTAAATTATTAGACTCCATCTGGATTAACCAGATGGAGTCATTATTTTTTTTATTTTTTATTTATACATTGCACGAACTTTTTGTTCATCTAAGTCAAACCCTAGAGCTTCAGAAAGCACCAACATAGTTAACATACATTCTGCGGTTTCTACAATCTTATCAGTATTGATAGTTTTAGATTCAGTCAAGAATTCAGTATGGTTTTCAGAAATTACACGTTTAGCTAAGTGTTTAACCATAGCTTCTAGAAGGCTCTTCTTAGCACTCTTTACACTATAGATTTTTCGTTTAGCACCTAAAATCATAGATTCCTTGATGTCTTCTGCTACATCAGCATTAGATGCTTTAATATTAGCAACTTTTTCTTTTACTTCATCTAGGATATCTTTGATTTGTTGTTTATCTTCAACGTTAGAAGCAATAAAGTCTTCTACATTATTAGCAACGTGGGATTGTACTAAAGCACCAACATCTTCAATTTCTTCTTTTTGTTGAGCCATCTTATCAATGAAAGAATCTTGATATTCAGGATCTACTGTAACATCAGATACTTTAGTATCAGGGTTTTTAAGTTTATCTTCATTAGCTTTAACTACATCATCTGTAGCTTCTTTGACTGCTTTAGCAATATCAGCTAAGAATAAAGACTTAGTATTAAAAGTACGAATAATAGATTCTACACCATTCTCTTTAATGAATCCACGGATTACCGTATCACGAATAATCTTAGTAGATTCTTTTTGAAGATCTGGAATTGTACATTCGTCATAAATATATTTGATTGCTTCAGTTAAGAAGTGTTCTTTAATAGCTGCTTTGGCTTCCATACGGATATTTAAAGAACGTTTAGAACGAGCTAAATGACTTTCAGTCATTACGTTATTAATTTCAGGAATGATAGTCTTAGACTCGTTTAATTGTTTTTCAAGAGTGTCTTTCTCTGCTTGTTTTACCATCTTTAGAGTATTAGACTCTCTAACCTGTTTTCTAGAAAAATGCATTTTTCTATGCTCCCTTCATTAGAATAATGAGGATGCAGCGGAGTCTGGAAGACTTTCAGTTACATCATCAACTTTATATTTTTCTTTTTCATCTTGACGTACATTGTCATCGGTTTTATTAGAGGCTTCTTTAGCATCAACTGCGAGGAAGTCGGAAATCTTACGGAAACGATCTACATATTTACGTTGTTCGTTTGCTGTTTTAGGGTCACCAGCTGTCTCAAGTCGTGCAGCATTCAAAGACAGCATTGAAACTTGAGTATCAAAGTACTCAGCTACACTTGCTCTACAATAATAAAAGTAGTAAATCAATTCACGAAGAATTGGAACGATTGTAAAGATAAGACCAATACTTACACCGATAACTGCTAAAACAGATGTACCAGCTAGGTTCTTAGCACTTACTTTGATTAGATCATTCAATACTTTTTTAAGTTTATTACCTTTACAGAGATTATTGAATTCTGCTAAAGTTTGTAATTGAACTAATTCTTTACTTCTAGATACTGCTACACGGTCTACAGATACTTCAATAGATTTTGTTTTAGGATCTACAATGAAATCAATAGTAGAAGCAATAAGTAAAGATACACCACTGATTACTGCCATAGCAGTAGAGTTATATAATACAATACCTAGACTAGTATTAGATGCAAAACAACGTTGGAATTCATTCTTCAATTCAACGATGTTATTAATTGCATCAGTAATAGTATTAATATAAGTCAAAGGTTGTTTGTATTCTTGGTAAATTTTTTTCATATCAGTAACCGCATCAGTTACCATATCAATATTATCAATCTTAAGGAAATCACCTCTAGATTGAGGAATTGTACCAAAGTCTACATCAGTTACTTTAGCTTCAATTTTTTCATATAGTTTATTAGTTACACCTAAAAGGACTTCACGTTGTTCAGCTTCATTAACAACACCAACTGTAATGTAAGTTTCTTTATCAGAAAGATCCATTAGTTTGCTGGCTTCAATGAATTCTTTTAATATATATCTTGACATTCTATCTACCTCCAGCAAGTAATTGAATCATTTGTTTATAATCCATTTTATCTTCACGTTTTAAAGTTTTGAAAGTATATGGTTCATATTCATCATCACCAGTATCGAAGATGAATTTAGCAGACTCAGTAGAATCATCAACGATAACGATACCGACTAAGTTATAGTCATCCATCAATTTACGAGCTACACGAGAATTAGAGATATCAATATCTTCCATCTTACGAAGCATTTCTACATCATAAGCAGATACTACTAAAGTAGTAATTGCCGTAGCATCATTACGTAAAGACATGAAACGATTGATCTTAGAAGCTAAAGCACGACGTTCTAATACTTTCCAAAGTTTAGAAGAAGATCCACGATTAGTATTAGATACGGCATCAATCTTAGCTTTCTTAATAGCAAATACGAAATCTCTCCAGAATTCGATTTCACCAGAAGTTGCTTTAATCAAGTTATATAAACTAAAGTTATAGCTACGTTTAGATACAATATGATTAGCAATATCAGCAGAATCTACACAGTAGATCTTAGATTTGATGCCAACATATGCATCCACAGTAATCGGATCATTATTATCATTAGTACTAATGAATTGAATTTTCAACAATGTAGGTTGCAATTCATTAGCTTTCTTATAATCCATTTGGTCTTTTGATACGTTAGCCAATCCAGCTCTAGTATTATTACGCATATCATCTAAACGAGATTGCAAATTATTATTACTTTGCTGTAAAGCTCTCATTCTATCATTCATTCTACGTTGATTTCTAGTAAAATTTCCTCTCATTCTAGCTTCATTACCTCTTAGGTCTCGAACCTGATGAGTTAAATCTCTATTCTGATTCTGCAAATCTCTATTTCTATTATTTAAATCTCTATTTCGGGTTGCTGTATCAGTATCTATCAGTCTTACTGCCCTAAGTTTATCATCATCAGATAAATTATTAAATCTATTATTAGCAACAGCTGTATTGAAATCTGAATTTTGACGCATCTGAGCCATCATATCATCCATCAATGATTCACGTAAATGATTAATAGGTTTAGCACGTAAACGTTCTTGTCTAAATGCTTCATATACAGCTTTAACTGTTTCTGCATCAAAAATATGCATAGCAGTAGATTCTTCACTAACTGCAAGATAATCATCAACATCAAAGAAACTAGACAAGTCTAAGTTAGCATGGACATTTTTAAGATGATCAATTGCATCTTTAGAAGATGTAATAGAAATAGCAGATAATAGCATTTGAGTTAATGTAACGAATTTACGTTCTAAAGCTCTAGCTACTAATTGTGCAGACACTGGGTCTACAGTATTAGAAACCATGACAGGAAATGTCATAGTCAAATCTTTATTTGCTCGAGTAATAGACTTAATAGATGGATTCTTCTTGGAAACAAATTTACCAATTTCGGTGCCATCTGCAGCATCTAAAACATCTGTAATTAAATCCTTAAGGATCATTTAAAGTACCTCCTTATAGTATCATATATGACTTTAATCTTATGTTAAAATGGGTAAATAAGAAAAAAAAATAAAGCATATAGATTTTTCTCATTAAATTTTGAAAAATCTTTTTTTCATACACTTATAAGTATGAGAATAATTATTAACTAGACCTCCGTCAATAAGGTCATCGATTAGTGAATTATAAAGATAAACTATTTCATTGTAATCCTCTACTTTAACAAGCTCTAGATTAATATAATCTTCATCAGAAGTGATTGCTATTGTATAAACGTTACATGCATTTTTAGCTTCTTCTAATTTAGGAAATTCACCATCTAATATAATATCTTCAATATAGTCTCTCATAATCATCAGCCTCGCTTTAAAGTATAGTAAAACAAATAACTGAAAGCTGTGATATAAGAGTATATATCTATATGCTTTATCCCTATTTCACCATTATAATATACAATTACGATAAGAATTAGCCATTTTAACATAAGATTAAATTAAATAAGAAAGGGGGAATATTTGTAATGGCAGACGATGATAAAACCCTTATAGACAAAGCGATAGATAATGCAGTATCTGGAGTTGGAGATGCTATAGATAATGTAGCAGAAAAAGGAAAGAATGCTGTAACTGGTACTGTAGAAAATGTAAAAAATACAATATATATCAATACTGTAGGTAAAGTTGCTGGAGCTGTTACTAAACTAGGTAATGATGCAGCAGACGCTATTAATAGTATTGGAGATAGTATAGATAAATTTACATCTGGTGTTAATGTATTAGATAATACTGCGAGACCTGAATTCGATGAATCATCTAGTGGATTACTTAAATATGTAAAAGCAAATGGTCTTGGTATTGGTGCTGGGCGAGTAACTCAGAAAGAGAAATATGAGAAGTTTGCTAGATATGAAAGATTAGATCCAAATAACTGGATGGGTTTTACTAAAGAATTTATTTTCTTTACTACACCTGACTTACAGTTATTTAATGGTGTAAATCTAAATCCATCTATTGCTAATAACTCTTTAATAGTTGAAGCATCAAAGAGATATAATGATGTATTACAAAGCTTAAGTTATTCTGCTTGTGGTAGACCATTTGTTAATCTCTTATCTAACTATAAAAGGTCTAATGTAGACTTGCCTGATATTACTACAGCAAGTGATTATGAAACGTCTAAGAATATCTTAGGATCTTCTATATTCTATCGTGGTACATCTTATGAATCAGATGAAAACCATGAGTTCTCTGTTGAATTTGAAGATACAAAGTATCTAGAAGTATATATGTGGTTCAGATTATTCGATGAATATGAACGTATGAAACACTATGGTCTAGTTGACTTTGTTGATGATAGATACCTAAATGGTAAAATTATCCATGACCAAATGGCTATGTATAAGTTTATTGTTGGTGAAGATGGTGAGTCTATTATCCATTACTCTAAGTTTATTGGAGTATATCCTAAGAATGTACCAAGGAGTACATTCTCTGATCTTCCTGCAGATGGTAACGTAAAGTTTACTATTAACTTTAAAGCTGCATATGTAGAAGATATGGATCCTAATATTATATTAGACTTTAATGAGATTGCTAAAAAGATTCCTGCTGGTGATCCATCTTTAGGTGGATATATGGATGAATTTAATGGTTGGAGTGGTGAATATATGCAAAGACCATATATAGCTCTTCCAGCATATATGCAATTCCAAGGTGGTACTGCAGGCGGTGCTGTAAATAACGGTGGTGGTGCTGTTACTAGTGGACAAATTCAACAACAAATGGCTGCTGGTGATGGATTCCATGTTAGTGAATATAAAGCAGAAGACTCTGTTGAAACACGTATTAAGAATACTGGTAAGATTGTTGCCGGTACTATGTTAGGTGGCAGCACATATATAGCTACTCATATGGATGATATCAGTGATGAACTTAAGAGAGAAACATCTGGTATATCTGAAAACTTCAATAATAATATGAATACTATAAGAGCTGGTCTAGGATTATCTACTGATGATAATACTGATAAAGGTCAAGGGCTAAATAAGTTCTCTTATTTCCAAGATCCTAAATATAATATGAACTATGGATTTAATGAAACTTTACCTAACAAAGGTTTCTATAAACTCAAATGGGAGGGATAAATAAATGGCATCTGATGCGGTATCAGTAAACAAGACTCTCCGATCGTATCAGGAGACTGTCTTAAATACAGTTCAAAATGATACTTTACTTAATGCCAATATATATGATATACATCAATATATTGAAAATATTAAGAAAAGATATGTAGATGAAGATGAAATTACCCTCTCTATGGGTATATTCGGCTATATGGGAGATGTAAATTCTAATGCTCTACAAAATGCTGTTACTATGGCAGCTGAGTATTCTAATGAAGCTATTCCTATAAAAGCTAAATTTGAGAAGAATGTAATCTCTCATGCTTTAATGCTCGGTATTAATAAGATTTTTGCTGAGCCTGCAACTATGCAAGCAATGTTTGTTTTCTATGAAGATGAACTTATCTTGAATACGGTCTCTGACACATTTAAATTTGACCGTAATATAAAGATTATGGTAGGTGATTATGAATTCCATTTACCGTATGATTTAATTATCAAACGTATTGAGTTGCCTACAGGTGAGTATATCTATACGGGTATGTATGACACTACTCAAAGTAATCCTATAATAACTAGGAACTCTAATGATGTTGATCCATACTTAAAGCCTACAGTTAGATCTAAGATTGATGGTCGTAATGTAGTTATGCTATTAGTAGATTTACGTCAATATGAGTATACTACTTTTCATAAGACCATTATCACTACAAATCCACTAGAATCTAAGATGCTTCAATTTGAATTCGATAATCAATTGGCTGGATTCGATGTAGATGTAAAAGAATATGATCAACCAACAAGAAAACTCAAACCAGTTTATAATGGTTTGAATACTGATGGTGTACATGATTTCTGTAATTATACTTATATAGATTCTTCTACTATTCGGGTTATGTTTGATAATAGTTCTTATTTACCTACAGCTAATACTGAGGTTACAGTTAACTTATATACTTGTCAGGGTGCTAATGGTAATATCTCATATAAAGATAGTATCTACTTTAGAGTTAAATCTGAGAAGATAAATTATGATAGATTGAATCTATTAGTAATTCCTACTTCAGATGCTCAATATGGTATTGATAAACGTTCTATTGCTGACTTAAAGAAACTCATTCCTAAAGAAGCTTTATCTCGTGGTAGTGTAACCAATAGTACTGATATTAATAACTACTTCAATACTATTGACGATGATGATAATAAACTATTCTTCTTTAAGAAGATGGATAATCCATTAGCTCGTTTGTATTATGCATTCGTATTAATGGATTCACCTACAAATATCATTCCAACTAATACTATACCAATTGAAGCAATTAGACGTGACTTTGATAATATCTCAGACTCAAACTATATATTGACTGCAGGTAATATTATCAAATATGATGGGACTACAAATGCGTCTGTAGCATATCAATCTTCTGAAGAAGAACTTAATAATGCTAGAAGAAATCAGTTCCTATATATGAATCCATTCATGTGTATCGTTAATAAGAAACCATTATATGTATCTTACTATATGAATATCATGGATGTAAACAAACTACTTGAATTTACTTATGTAAATCAAGACTCTAAAGTACAGTTTGTGGCTAATAAGATGAACTGGTATCGTCATTATCTAAGTGAACGTGATACCTATGTAGGGGATATCTCTATTATGCAGAATATCCAATCTGATATTGGTTTAGTTCATAGAGATGATCCATATGACCCAGAGAAGATTACTGGTGTAGATGTTAAAGTCTTAGCTGTATTCTATACAGATGAAAAGTATCAAGTTCCTTACAGATGGGCTGAAGCTGAATTTGTAAACTATGATCAAAATACATTCATTATGGACTATAAGTTCAAGCTTAATACTGATAATAAGATTGATAAGAATATTAAGCTTAAGATTAATAATGTATATGAAGTTGGTAATGCGACTAGATTGAGTCCTGGATATATGGCTAATAATATGAATATGAAAATATTTGTATTTGCTAAAGACGTATTTGGGTATAATGCTGGTCTTCATAAAACTGATCAAATCTTTACAGCTGACTTCCTTGAAGGATATAGCTTAACTAATGAGTATACTGTCAAATATGGTATTGACTTCTTATATAACTACTCTGATTTGATTGAATCTCATATTAAGATTAGAAAACAAGACAATGGTCAAATCTCTTATATTATAGATCGTGTACCAGTTATCTCATATGACTATGTGAATACAGAAGAACGAATTCAAGATTTTATTAATAATCTTGAAAAGAAACGTATTCATATTCTTGAATGTCTAGATGTGCTAGAAGATAGCTTCGGTATAGACATCAAGTTCTTTAACACGTATGGTCCATCTAAACTATTCTATGTAAATGATGGAGTACCATTAAATAGAGTTAACCTATCTATGACTTTCAAAGTCAAATTTTTAACTACTACTGATAAATACTTAACTGAGTATATCAAGAATGATATTAGAAAATATATTGAAGATAAATCTAGAATCTCTGATATTCATATCCCTAACATCATTACATATATAACTCAAAAGTATGCAGAGAATGTAACATACTTTGAATTCTTAGATTTCAATGGGTATGGTCCAGGATACCAACACATTTATCGTAAAGATGAATCTATTGTTGGTAGAATTCCTGAGTTCTTAAATATCAACACTATTGGTACAGAGAATAATGCATTAGATATTAATATCATAATAGCTTAATTTATATTAGTCTCTAACTCTATACGTGTAACAATTTAATAAATCTAACCTATTTTGGGTTAAAAATTAATTAAAACCTTTTATACTATTAAGTATAACTTTTTAAGGAGGATAATAATTATGGCATTTTTCGGTGGTCATGATACTGAAGATATCAACGTAACCCTTGAAAACTCCGCTAAATACGAATGCGAAGCAGGTCTTGGGCTTATTGCTTTAGAATGTACTCAATTTGAAGCTGAAATTTTCGGCGAATGTGTACGCTCTGATATGAAAGAATACGCACTTGTTCAAGAAGGTGCTGAAATCGAACCTTTCCAAGAAGCATCCTGGGAAGTTGTTAAAACTAAAGTTGTAAATTTCCTTAAGAAAGTTTGGGCTAAAATCAAAGCTTTCTTCAATGGTTGGTATGCAAAAATTGCTGCTCGTGTAATGAGCAACAATAAAGCATTCTACAATAAATTTAAAAAATCTTTGGAATCCAAAGATCTTTCTAAATTAGAAGTTAAATATGAAGAACCAGTAGAAAATACAAATTTTACTGTTAATTCTAATATTGAAGACTATAAAGGTGAACAGTATGACAATTCCAATGCTTCTGATATTCTTGAAAAAGTTTACTCTAAAATCGGTTCTGGTATCTCCTCTCATGCCGAAGCTAAAAAAGAAATGTTAGAAAAAGCATTCAAAGATGAAGATGAAGTTAAATATACTTCTATTGCTACTGCAGTTGAAAATGAGTTGAAAGATTCCAAATCTGTTAAAAAAGCTCAAAAAGAATATGTTAATGCAGAAAAGAAATTAGCTAAAAAAATTAGTACTGCTCAAAAAAATAATAAAGCAGAAATTAAAAACATTGCTATTATTGCTAACGCATGCTCCAAAGCAGACGTTGTTTTACTTGAAGCTGAATTAGCTATTGCTAAGAAAACTGCTTCTCAAGCTCGTCGTGTATTTGCTAAAGCTGTTGCATATAGCCCTAAAACTGAAGGTGCTTTCGACGCTGATCTTCTTGCAGTAGAAGCTGATGCTTTGATGGCTTAATAGGAGGTAATATAATTATGGCATTTTTCGCTGAATCTACATATGAAGAATCTTATCAAGATCTTGGTATTGTAGTAAATGATTATACAGATTTCGATGCACTTGCATTAGAAGCATGCGATACAGTCCAAGAAATGGATAATGCTATCATGCAAGGTATTGGTAAATACGAATTAACACAAGTTCGTGAAGGTGCTGAAGTAGTATACACTGAAGGCATGATGGATACTATCAAAGCTAAGATTGAAAAAATCTGGACTTTTATCAAAAACTGGGTTAAGAATGTTTGGAATAAATTCATTGCGTGGTTAGAGTCATATGTACGTGGTGATAAAGCATTCTTGTCTAAATATAAGAAAAAACTAGATGAAAATCTTGTATACTTAGATAAAGACTTCAACAAAACTTTCAAATATGCTAAGATCATTGCAGAAGGTACTGATAAAGTATTCGCTGAATTAGATAAAAATGCTACTAGCGTTAATGAAAAATCTAAAGCTGATGCTTTAACAATCTCTAAAGCTAATGATAAATCTTCTGAAGAAGCATCTAAATATTTAGAAGAATTAGGTGATAAGATTGATGAAGTTAAAGAAGATTTTAAAGATGCTGAATTTGAAGTTGATGCTGATGCGACTTGGGTTCGCACTAATTTTAATGCTATCTTGAATATGGTTAAAGAAGATACTTCTAAATATAAACGTGAGCAAGATAAAAACTTCAAAGAAATTGATAAACAATCAAAAGAAGCTATTAAAGCTGCAGAAAATGGTGCTAAAACAATGGACCAACCTGGTAAATCTAACCAAAATGCCTATGTTAACTATCTAAAATCTTCTGCAACTAAAATGTCCAACTTACATACTTGGAAAACTTCCTTTAAGATTAAATGCATTAAAGGTGCTAAATCTGATGCTCGTGCACTTTGCCGTGCTATCTTGACAGCAAAACCAAATCCTAAATATAATGAATCCGCTTTCGATCATAATGATTTCGAAGCATACTTCAATATTTAATTTAAGATTTAAAACTTTGAGGAGAGAGATTCAACATCTCTCTCCTCTTTATTTTTATAAACTGGAGGAATAATAATTATGGCATTTTTCGCTGAGTCTACTGTACAAGAATCTTATCAAGATCTTGGTATTGTAATAAATGATTATACAGACTTTGATATGCTTGCATTAGAAGCATGTGACACTATTCAAGAAATGGATAATGCTATCATGACTGGTATCGGTCATTATGAACTTAATACAGTCCGTGAAGGTGCTGAAGTAGTATACACTGAAGGCATGATGGATACTATTAAATCTAAACTTGAAAAAATCTGGAACTTCATTAAGAATTGGGTTAAGAATGTATGGACTAAGTTTATCGCATGGTTAGAAAGCTATGTACGTGGTGATAAAGCATTCTTGTCTAAATATAAAAAGAAACTAGATGAAAATCTTGTTTACCTAGATAAAGACTTTGATAAAACTTATAAATATGCTAAGATCATCGAAGAAGGTACTGATAAAGCATTCACTGAATTAGATAAGAAATTTAAAGAATATCGTTCTGTAGAAATTAATAATCGTCCAAATATTAGCAGTGATAAAGTATCAGAAGAAGCTTCTAAAGGATTAGAAGCATTAGATGACAAAATCGATGAAATCAAAGATAATTTTAAAGATGCTGAATTTGAAGTTGATGTAGATGCTTCTTGGGTTCGCTCTCATTTTAATGATATTTTAAATATGGTTAAAGAAGATACATCCAAATATAAACGTGCTCAAGATAAAGCATTTAAAGAAGTTGAACAAGATTACAAATCTATAATTAAGAATAATGAGAATATTGGTAAAGATAAAGATCAACCAGTAAAATCAAATTATAATGCATTTACTAATTACTTAAAATCTGCATCTACTAAATATTCTAACTTACATACTTGGAAAACTTCTTTTATGATCAAATGTATTAAAGGTGCTAAATCTGATGCTCGTGCATTATGCCGTGCTATCTTGACAGCAAAACCAAATCCTAAATACAATGAATCTGCATTTGAACACAATGATTTCGAATCTTATTTCAATATCTAATCACTAAAGAGGAGAGAAATCTCCTCTTTATTTTTATCAATCTAAGGATGATATAAATGGCATTTTTCGCTGAATCTACTGTACAAGAATCTTATCAAGATCTTGGTATTGTAATAAATGATTATACAGACTTTGACATGCTTGCATTAGAAACATGTGATATTATAGAAGAGATGAACAATACTATCTTATATGGTATTGGTCATTATGAATTAGATATGATTCGTGAAGGTGCTGAAGTAGTATACACTGAAGGTATGTTAGATTCAATTAAGGATAAGATTACAGATATTTGGAATCACTCTAAGAATTGGATTGCTAATGTATGGAATAAGTTCATTGCATATATTGAATCTTATATACGTGGTGATAAAGAATTCTTACAAAAGTATGATAAACAGTTGAAAGAAAATCTTAATTATCTAGATAAAGATTTCAAAAAGACTTATAAATACGCTGGTATGATATCAGATCCACTTATAGTTAAAGATGAATGGATTAATGATACTAAAGCTTTAACTAGTGATATTATAAAACATATAAATTCAGGTAAAAATATAAAAGATTTAGATAAATATGAAAAATTTATGACAGAGACTATTTATTTTTCTCGTAAGTGTATTAAACAATATACAGATGATTTTATACAACTAGATGTATCTAAATCTATAGACTCTGGTTGGATTAAAAAGAACTTTAAAAATATTGAATATGCACTTCTTATGGATATTCCTGAAATAAAGAAAATGTTTGCTAAATCTGTTAAAGTATCTGAAGATATGTTTAAAGACGTATATGATAAATGTGCTATTAAAAATACTAATATAGATGGTACTCGTGATGAAAAAACTATATGCACTCTAGTAATGTATAGTACGTTATCAGCTGAAATGAGTAAACATCTTAACACTATTAATGGTGTAGCAATTAAATATATTAAAGGTATTAAATCTGATGCTCGTTCTATGTGTCGTGTGATTCTTAGTGCTAATAAGCCTACTAAAGAATCTACATTTGAATCATATTTTAATATCTAAAGACAAGTTTTATGTCTTTATTTTTATTAACTTTACCTTGGAGGTAATATAATGGAAGGTAATATGAAAGCTTTCTCTTTTGATGGCATTCTACTAGATAAAATTAAAACTCCAAGCCTTGTTGCTAAAACTTCCTTTGCAACTTTACCTCAAGTTGTTAGGTTAGTTGATACATTTAAAACTAAGGCTATGAAAGAAACACAAACTTTCTATCGTAATTTGTTAGAAAGTGAATCTGAAGTGACTGCAAGAAAAGCATATGATCAATTCTTCGGCACTTTAACTCGTCTTAATTCATTCTACTCTGATAAATACGTTGAAGTATTAGAATATAATCTTAAACGTTTGAGTAATGAAGGTGATTCTAGACTAATTAATGTAGTCAGTGATTACTTAAAAGACTTTAATGGCAATGACGTTCTTTTTGAACGTGATATGGTTAAGTATGTTTTAGATGATGAAATTCCATGCTCTAAAAATATCTTAACTGATATCTTGCATTTCTTTGGTGATAACTTCTATGAGTTATCTGAAGAAGATGCTCGTAAGTTATTAGAGATTACTACTAATAACCAAAGCAAAATTATTAAACGTGCTAAGGCTGAGATTATTGATGCTGATCCAGATGATATTGAAGTTAAAGATTTATCTAAGACTCCAGATATCTTCATTAACGGATCTACTACTATCTCTTTCCATAAAGAAGATGTAAATAAATGCATCGAAATTGTTAAGTCTGTACGTGATGATCTAGCAGCTAACTTAGATAATGCTAGACTTATCAATAAAGAATATAAGAAACTTTTGAACAAAGTTATTCAATATAGAAACTCCACTAAGATTAGTGTTGGTAGTGATGAGCATATCCGTAAGATTGAACGTATCATCATTAGTATGATTTCTGAAATCTGGACTTATCACTTAACAGTTTATAGTATTAAAGCTCAATATATTTGCAACAACTACTATCAAGCTAAATCTGTATTATCTGCTATTACTTTAATGGCTAACCAAGAATTTGTTGATGATCAAGTTGGCATTGCAGCCGAAGAATCTGCTAAGTTCTTAAAAGAACAACAAGCATTTAAATTCTCTAAACTTACTGATTCTGAAATCTTGATGAATCATATCACTGATATGAAACACAATGACCTTATTATGGATTGCTGTATTAAAGAAGCAATGGTTCTCGCTGAAGGTGTAGATGTTGAAAATCGTTTAGCTGCTATCCATGAAGGGGCATGGGATAAAGTAAAAGAATTCTTCAATAAAATTAAAGAATTCGTTATGGGTCTTTTTGATAAAGTATCTAACTGGTTTGATAAGTTCTTCAAATCTAATAAAGAATACCTTGATAAATATAAAGACCAATTAAGTAAACCTACTGCAGGTTTCACTACAGTCAATATGCCTAACTATGAAGAAGGTTTAAAACGTATTCAAGCTCCATTCAATATTAACTTCAGTGCAATAATTGAAAAAGCTACTAATATGAATGAAGATACTGATGTTGATGACGTAATCACTGAATTCCGTAAAGGTATCATTTCTGAATATAATGGCACTGATGAATGGAAAGAAACATGTAATGATTACTTCCAAGGTGGTAAAGATTCTGAAAAAGATTACTCTGCTAATGATATTAGTATTAGTGCTTATGCTGATCAAGTATTATCTATTCCTAAGATTGTAGATAATATTAAGAAAGATAAAGCTACTAGTGATCAAATCTTTAAATCATTAGATTCTGCTATTAATAAAGCTGCTAGTCAGCAACAGCAAGCAAATAATAATCAACCGTCTCCTGATAAAACAGCTGAGGGTGATAATAAAGCTGCTACAACTAAAGCAGCTGGTACTAATCAAGGTAGTAAAGACGTAGTTACTCTTAAAGGAAGTAATCCTCCTAAGTAAAGGTGATTTAATTATGGCAAATAAATATAATACGTACTTATATGGTAATGTATTTTCTGAAGATATGACAATAAACCAAACTAATGCACCAGCTCCAGGAACTTCTGGTAGTAATAGTGCAGCTATTACTAAAGCTGGTAATCAAACAATTGATAGCGTTAAGAATGGCGGTATTGACTCTAAAACAGCAGTTAATGCACAAAAGATTGTTAATAAGATTGCATCTACTTATAGTACATATCTACAATGTAAATACCAAATGGCTGAAAAAATTATGTCTGATTATATGAAAATTATTAAAGTTCATGTATCTGCATATGTTAACGCTGGTAATGATGCTGAAAAAGCTCAAGAAAATAAAAAATACCCCTATTAATAAAATACAACAGGGGGGGGGATTTTCTTTATATCTTTTTAGCATTCTCTACCGTACTCTTAGGGAGTTTTGCAAATGTCATGTTAGTGGTTGCTAAGAAACGTTCACCTTGATTAGTATATACTTCTATCTTAGATAGCATAATATAATCAGTTGTATCTTCTTTATGCTCTTTAGTATTATTATTGATTAGATATTTTAGATTCATATTGAATATAGAATTATCTAATTGCTGTTTACTTAAAGATAAGTAAACTGACTTCAACTCTAACGCATGTTTAAAGTTCTTGATTAATCCCATATTATCGTTAGGAATACGGATTAGCTTACGTTTACCTAAGTCTTCTACTATATCAGTTAAATCTAATGCTACATCTATCATTGATTCACCATTAGTACCAACCTTAGACATATCGCTTATTCCACTTATAGCAGTACTACCACTCTGGTATAGTGAACTTAAGTTACTTTTTAATGCTCCTAGTGACTTAGTTGTATTGATTATGCTATTCTTAGTGTTAGCAATTGCAATGTTTTTTGTATCTTGTAAAGATTTAACATATGTATTTGCACCCTCAAGAATTTGTTTAGAGAAGTCTTTAGGAATCTCTCTTGTAGCAGCTATTTGTTTCTTTAATCCATCACCTACATTAGCATTTAATTTAAGACTATTCTTCATTTGCTCAGCGAAACCTTTCATATCACTAAGCTTCATCTTACTAAAGTCTAGATTCTTTACTAATTCAGGAAGATTAGATTTAAGAGCTCTAAGATCTAACTCATGAGTTTCTATAGCTTGCCCTTTATTATCCTTTTTGGTTACATAGAATAACTTATCTGGTGTATCATTCAAAGAGTTTACAATAATTTCATTACTAGTTATATATTTACTATACTCAGTATTAAAGTCAGTCATACTTTCTTTAAAGTGAATCTTAGATTGCTCTCTCTTTTCAGGAAGCTTACTAACTTCTTTAGTTAATTGAGCTGTATTATCAGTAAAGTTAATTGGAGATATAGCACCAACTAGAGAACCAAAGTTTTCTATATGATATATCTGACCAGTATATGCTTCTTTAAATTTACCAAATTTATCTTCAGATTTCTCTACTGTATTAGTAGATGTAGTTTGCATAACTACAGTATGTTTGATGATATTATTCAATACATCTTTTATATTAGTATCAGATTTTCTAACAACACCATCTAAACCAACTACTTCTGCAGTACCGTCTAAAGCAGTCTTTGGTAACTCTCTTAGTAATGCTTCAGCTTGTGTAGCTACAGTATCTATTACAGACTTAGACTCTTTAGCTTGCTCTACTATTTGATTAAAGTTGCCCTTAATAGTGTCTGTAGTCTGATGAATATTCTTTACTACTTGACGTACACTACTAGATACTTTCTTAATAGCATTCATGGTATTCATAATATTTTGGTATACACCAAAGATACCACCAAATGCTCTAGAGTTTTTAAGATAACTTTGTTGTACAGTTTTAGATGCATCAATTACTGCAGTAAATCCATTAAGCTCTTTATCAGTTATATTATCTTTACCATATTTAATATCTGTAGTTGGTATATCAACTATATAACTCTTAGTCTTATCATCATCTCTAAAGCCTTCTAATATAGCTTCTTCTTTACCACCAATATCTGACAAGTTAAACTTAATAGTTGTATACTTATCAATATTTCTTAATGTAGCTTTACCAGACTTAGATACTAAATAGATATTATCTAGATCCATAAAGAATCTATATCCAGTATTATAGAATACACGAATTGTATTTAGATAGTCTAATGTCTTAGATAAAGACTCTTTAGGTGGAATAATTAATTGCTCTACCAATTCAGTCTCAGTAAATGGTTCAATCAATAATGGCTCACCTATATTGAGTAAGTCAACTATAATATTCTGCATAGAAGATTTATATATAGTTGCATTATTAGGACTTAGATTTCTATCTACTAACTTCTTAGATATTAATCCAAGTTTAAGAATTCTATATACATCTTCACGATCTTCATCTTTAGAGTCTGTTTTAGCATAATCTATATCTTCTGTCTTGTTAGTATCATCATCAGTAAGATAAGAGAACTCATGTTTAAAGTATAATTGTTTTATAGCTGCATTATTATCTAATTGGTATTTATAAACAGCCATAATCATTGTAGCAGTCTTAGAGTTCTTGATAATATTATCTGCAAATTTCTTATCTATGTGCAAATTCATAGTAGCAATTGGCATATTATATTTATCATACTCTTTGTATATGGTTAAACTTTTTATATTTTTCTGATCAATCAGTTTTGGTTCTTTATAATCCATACAATTATAGTATAGATCAATATAGTATTCGTATTTAAGTTGTGGCATAATATACACCTCCGGTTATCAAGATGTTCAAAATAGCCCATTTTAACAAAAAAAATAAATCCCATAGGAGATTAGACTCCTATGGGAATAAGTTTTATATTCTATCTATATCTATAGGATTATCTCTAAAGTATTTTTCATTCAATAGTTTAACCATATCAGGATCTTGTAAGTTTACATCCCAAGATCTATCTAGATAGTTATTAGACATTCGATATAGTTCTGTTTGATAAGATAAATCTACAGCTTTATATCTATTAACTAATTCTTCAGTTCTATCTGGTGCTAATAAAGATATCATCTCAGTATATTCTGGAGAGATATATGCATTAGGAATCTCATGTCTATTAATAGCATGATTAAATATATTCAATGTATTAGATACGTTATTGAATGAATATAAATCTCTATGCTCATTACGAGTCATAGCCATGAATAATCCAAATAATTGTGGATTAATATTAACACATTTCTTGATTGTATTATCTGATAGCTTATACTTAGCTAATAACTCAATCAATGCATTATATTTATCAACGATTCTATATCTAATATTATTTTCTACCCATTTATGATCAATAACTACTGTTTGATCTTTAGCAAATACTGGGACTGCATACTGTAATGAACTACTAGAAATAATCATGTTAGGACTATTATCAGTTCTATCCATTATAGTAGAGTTTATCATTACAGATGTCTCATAAGGTCCTTCAATATAATAGATATCTGGTAAATACTTACATAACTCTTTTAATATAGCAGTATTTTGAATCATGAATGTAGTAATCATATCAGCTAACATCATCTTTTCAATATTAGTATGATTATAGTCTGGATAGAATTTCTCATTCATTAACATCGGACCAGATGTTTGCATTAGATAAATACGTGTATGAACTCCATAGTATTTCTTATAGAATGCTCTATAATGAATACACATATTTACTACCGCCGCAGCAACAGATGATCTATTACCTATAGCTACATCAGATCTATACATCTTTCTAAATAGTTGGTATAGATCGATATATACATTTAATACATTTGCATTACTACCAGCAAATGCAGTATTAGTTATTTCAGCTAGAGTCTCATATCTAATATAGTTTGCTACAACTATACTTTCAGCACTAGCTGGTCTATATCTTCCTCTAAAGTTATTTTCCATTATGAATTCCCACAATTCTTACAATGAATACTTCTATTTAACTTAGCAAAACATTCATCACAAATACCACTAAACATGATTTTAGATGGATGTCCTTGAGACTTACCACAGAATACGCAATGGAATGGTAATTTCTCTGCTTTTTTAATACGTTCTAAACAGCTATCGCAAAACATGATCTTCATATCACGTACATCACGTTGCTCAATCTTATGGCAAGACTGACATTCAAAATCCCAATGCTCTACAAACTTAGGTTTCTCATTTGTAAATACACAGGTTTCATAAATGCATCTACCATTAGCATTACGATATACACAAGTTGTTCTCTGACATTCTTCAAACTGTTCATACGGTGGCTGTGTCTTACTCTTAATCTCTTCCTGATTACCAGGTGTTAATTGTGATGGCATAATTCAATCCTCCTAATTAATAACTATATTATACATCAAGGTTATAATATATCACTTCAACTTATTAAAGTCAAAATAAGTTACATTAGACGAGTCTAAGTCTTGTTTATTCAACTTATTAACTGTAGAAGTATATTGAGTTCTATTATAAAGCATATTCATATACTTAAGATGAACTTCCACTCTAGGTTTAATAGAATAATACTTTCTAACTGTACCGTCTATCACTAGAGTATCATCTAACCATATATTAGAGTTAAACATATCAGAATATTTCTTACCAATATTATCCCAGTCAGGTTTATTAGTTGGTCTAATTAGACCAATCTCTGCTAGGAATGTGTCTACTGTATTAAAAGAAGTTGGTGTCTTAACAAATGCATTGAATTCTACATCACATGGAGTATAAAGCATTTGTTGTACTTGATTAAGTTCACCACTATCTAATAGTCTTTTCATGAATACATTATCCTCTTTACCAGTGATAGAATATACATGAACAAACTGAGAGTTAGCCATAGCCATATTAGCTAAGTTATATCTATTAACTATTCTAAACCGAGGACGTGGAGATCCTTCAGGTTCTTCAAATAATACTACTTTAATATCTACGAAATCTAATGTATTCATCATTAGATTTCTTTTATCTAATATCTCTTGCTGTTTAGCAGGAGTTAATTTATATTTATCATACATCCATTCTAATCGTTCTTGAAAGTCTTCTGGTATATTACCATACTTCTCTTCATATTCATAGAACTTCTGTTTACGATTCTTCATAAAATCACCTCAAAAATAAAGACTTAAGGTACTTAAAGTACCTTAAGTCAATGTTTTGATTAGTATATAAATTTAGCCCTTACGGAATACACGGTTAGTGATAATATTAGCAATACTATTACTAATCTTAGTTTGAATCGAGTTAGGGAAGTTAACAAGTGTTTGCTCTTTTAATGCTAAGAATAAACGAGCAGTACGAATAATATCAGGTTCATTAGTATTTACACCAGCCATATTAGCTAAGTAAGTAATTAATCCGACATTACCAAATGTTTGACTTGCACCTTTACCAAGAATACGTTCAGAAGAGATAGAAAGTTTACTATATAAGTCTTTAATTTCTATACTTACATCTACAGTTGTAGGTAAACCATCAACTGTCCAACCACCTTCAGATCCTTTTTGGACTGACATAGACATTAGACCCATATCAATATTAAAGAATCCACGATAGAATGCTCTAACTAAGAATGGAGATACATATCCATTTGGAGATACTTGACGTGGTGCACACATAGCAATCAAATGCATTAATGGTACACCGATATTTATATACCAAGATCGTCTATCATAATCTGGAGATACTAATTTAAGGTTAATAGAGTAACTACTTGAATATGAGGAGTCTGCCCATAGTTCAGGGAACTCTAATTTACCACCAGCAAATACTGTCTTAGCACCATTCATGATCATACCCATGAAACCTTTCATTGTACCAAGACTACCAGTTTTAGTCATCTTATCTGTATTGCCAGCATCTTTATTTAATTCCTTAGCAGAGAATAAGTCAACATCAAACCCACTAATACCAGTCAAGAATTGTACTTCACGACCAATATCAGACATGCTGTTGATTTTATCTGCTAAGATACTTCGTGCAGTATCATTACCGAAGTTTTCTGAGATTTGTGTTTCAGAGTTTAGATATAAACCTACACCGCCATAGTATGAATAGTTATGTGCGATTTCATTCTTAGATCTGTCAAACCAGTTGATATTACCGATTTGCTCACCATTATACATTTCACCATTTATATTTAAGAATACAGATAGTGCTGTACACATAGAGTTTACGTATCTATAATAATCTTCTGCTTCAAATTGAAGAGTATAATATCTCATTTCATTATCAGTAGAGTTAGCTAGTTTATCAATAGATTGACCACTAACTGCACCAAGCAATGAATTTAATACACTCTTACGTTTCTCATCAGCATATCCAGCCATAAAGTCTGGTATACCTGGAGTAAGAACTAATAGTGGCATCTTAGAAAGAATCTTTTCATGGAACTTTCTACCAAAGCCACCTAGTTCTGGAATCCTATTATCTACATTCTCCATCCATTGATATGGCATGCCCATAACAGTGGATAGTTCTCGTTCTGTAAATTTAAGACCATTACCAGCTCTAGTACCATATACATATGATGCATTAGTACCAGCTACAATCTCTGCATATAAGTTATCAGCTCTATTTCTAGATTCTGCTTGAGCTTTCTTATACTTTGCAGGATCTACACCAGTCATTTTCAAATAAGAATCTTTAATACCAGCTAATGCACTATCAGGATCCTGAGGCTGATTTGCTTTAGGATCCTTAGCTTTATCTTTAGCATCTTTAGTGTTCTTATCAGTTTCTGTTTTAGGTTTATCCCCATCACCTTTACCAGGTTTAGGTTGTGGATCTGGTGTAGGCTGAGGTTGGGGTTGTGGCTGAGGATCGGTTTGATCGTATACATACGAGTCTGTAAATATTGCAGGATTATCAAAAGGATTTGCCACTTTAAAATATTTTGTAAGGGGCAGTGCAGCTTCCCCTTCTATTTTCCCAATTCTGGATTAAGAGTTCCATCAGAGAAGAAGAAACCATCAGATTTTTGAACCATCTTCAAATCTTTACGCCATACCCAAGTTTGAATACCTTTTGGGTAACCAAGTAAAGCCAATTGTTTAGAAGAGTCAAGTAATGCTACGATATGTGTTGTAGGTTCATATTCTTTTTCAGGTAATGGACGACCATAAGCGTCTACTGCACCTTTCTTAAGCATAACTACATCACCATATTTTGTTTTTTCATCAGCATCTGGATAGTCTTCAAATCCTTTATATTCATCAAAGTATTGAGTTGATCCAAGCATAGAAATACGACGTACATATCCACGTTCAAATTTAATCCAGATATTATCTGTTAAAGTTGGTTTACTACCATCTGTATGATAAATAAATCCAGGTACTACATATTCAGCATGTACTACTTGACCTTTACGACAGATACCGACTACTTGAGAGTAGTCATCTGGATAGCGTCTAATATATGTAGGTACGTTGCTAACGTGTTGGAAATTTTTATTTACAATCATAGTAGACTGAGGGTTATTATCTTTTGCCATATGATTTTATCCTCCATTAATAACAAAATTTATATTTAATAATGTGTTAAGGGATCCTACAGATTAGGATCCCATTTAACACCCATAATATCTTTAACACTACGGTCTAATTCAATTAATATTTTATTTATAGATCCAAGAGTTAATACCGAGGATACCATACGTGCATTGATAGAACCTACTGGAAGGAAACTATGAATCTTTTCATTAGGTCTAAATTCAGAATATGGTTCTTGACCGTCAGGGAAGATTTCTTTTACTGTACCTTTAAGGGCAGAGAAGTATACTAACTTATCACCTACGGACATTTTGTCATAATATTTGATAAAGAATTCTACTAACACTTTACCCTCACAATGTTTTAATTTACCTACAGCTGGAAGCACACCAGATGTACCATATTGTGATACATCAATACCAAGTTTACCTAATTTAGACTTCATCTTATCAATTGGACCATTGTATTTATTAACAAATGCAGCTAAAGATTTAGACATTTCAGATGTTGGAATAGTTGAATAAACTTTAATATCTTGGAGTTTACCAGTTACTTTAGATTTAACTTTAATTTTACCAATTTCATCCATAAGTTCCTTAGATTTACTACCAGCATTCTTTTGTACCATCTTATTGATGATATCTGTAGCATCTTGATCTTCTAATGCTGCACGGTAAGACATAATAACTTCACCTTCATGGAGAGATTTACCAACGTCTACGCATTGGATATCAATATCTTTGGCATCTAATAATACACTAACTTCTAATACAATTTCAGATGCCATTTTACTAGATAGGTCTTGAGAAATACATGCACTATCTTCAAATCCTTTATCTGTATGCATAATAGCAATCTTAGTTAAAGTACCAATATTATAAGCTAGATTACCTACACCAACTTTATTAGAGTAACTTTCTTTATCATAAGCTACAATATCACCAGCTTTAATGGAATCACCTTTCTTATAGTTTTTGAAAGTATCTAATTTGATTGTAATAAAGAAACCACCATCAGAGTTCTTTTCTACTTTTTCTCGTAAATCAATAAACTCTTTCTCATTACGATTTGCTTTATTAGCGATAATCATATAATCATCTGTAATTTCTTCTACTATACCATTCCATTTAGCTTTATGAGCAAATGTATCAGATGTTAGATATGGTAAAGCTTGGTCTGCACCATTAGTTACTAATAATGGATGTTGTTCAGTTGTACGCATACCATGTTTTGCAGTTTGAATAAATGTCATTGCTGTACGGAATGGATCATCACGAGTTGTACCAAATGGTGTTAATGCCTCAGTGATAGATAATGTATTAGCATCAGACATTCTATCTAGTTCACCACCAGATTTAATATAACCTTTAGTTGATTCAATGCCCATATTAATAGTAGCCTGTCTATTAATACCTACAGTGGCAGAGAAGCCTGTAGACATAGATAGTTTATTAATCATTGTATTATCATAAGTACGTTTATCTAATGAATAACTTCTATCAGAGTTCATACCAGATAAGCCTTTGAATGTAACTGTATTAGCAGATTCTAATTCTAATAATGGAGATAACTTAGATAAATCACTTGTAGTTACATCAGATAAAGCCATATCAATAACTGCAGATTGCTTCATAGTCATCTTAGCATCTTTACGATTATTTTTAATTTCACGTAAATACATACCATAGCTAGTTGCTAGAGATTTGTATAAGAAGTGAACTAAACGTTCATTAGTACGGAAACGGTTACCAGTGATATCAGTATGACGATTGAATTTATTAGTAGTCAATAAGCTACTAGCATACGCTAATACTTCAATATAATCTGTAGGAAGTTTATAAGTCTTACATACTTCTACAGTAATAGGGTCCATCATTAAGTTAGCAAATGAATCTAAACCATCTGCTCTATTACGACCACCAAAGTCATCTAATACATCTAACCACATGGCTTTTGTATCAATATCAGTTAAAGAGTATTCTTGAGTATTGATTACAGCTAAACCATTAACTAGTAATGCCGCATCAGGTGCATAATTATCATTAAAGGATAAGAAGCCATCATTGAATCTAAAGTAATTCTTAGTATTAGTAGGACGTTTCTCACTTAAGTCATATTCAACTCCTGCAGCATTTAATGCACCAGTTAATCCGGCAGTATATGCCATAACTACAATAAGAGGAATCTTACTATTCAAGATACTAGCTTGAGAGTAAGTCATTCTAGCACCAGGTTTCATAAATGTATAAGCATATTCATGTATACCTAGATGATTGATTAAGGCTGAGGATACACCATTCTCTGGTACAGTAATAGCTTGATTATCTTTAGTAATACCAACTACTAAGAATCCTTGATCGGATTCAACTTTAACTTTCTTCTCTTCAAGTTTATGGATAAGCTCATCTCTATTAAAGTAGTATACTCTACCATCACTAGTAGTTACTTTATTAAAGATCTTAGATAGCTCTACATATTCTGCAGGTAATTCATACTTAGCAGAGATCTTAGCGTTATTACCTAAGTCAATCTTAGATGGACTATCTACATTTTCTCCATCTTTTACTTCAAGCTTATAGTTGTTTTCTTTAAGCTTAGTTAAAGCTCTAATTAAAGCATTAGTAGATTGATTGATCTTACCAACTTGACCATATCTAGTAATAAAGATCTTATTGTAGTTAGATACTACTTGAACTGTATCTTCATCTGTTTTAATAATAGGTAGGTTAATTAACTGACCAGGGATAATCTTATCATTGCCACGTAAACGTAAGAAACGTTTATTGATAATCTTAGGCATATCAAAACGTAATGTATGGCGTTTACCTAAAGAGTCTTCTAGATGAACTGTATATGTAATAATAGAGTCTTCTGATGTAGATCTATCTTCTGTTGATATATCAATTACACTCATTGGTACATCTTTATTTTGAGATAAAGAATGTAAGCACTTAACGATATCAGCATCAATATTATAATCTGCTTCAAAGTTAGGTTTCTTTAAGTTAGCCCATTCATCATCAATAGTTTCTACATTCTTAGATAAGTCTGTAGATTGTAATGGAGTATCTTCAGTTGCAACTAACTCAGCAATAGTAGAATTAGCGATCTTTTCTTTTAAGAATTTATCATTAAGATCATCCATACGAGCTTTACGGGTAGCAGAGATTTTAAATGTATCGTCTTGATCATTCTTGGCTTGTAAGATTAACTCTTTTAAGTCTACAGAGTTATCCATTTCTTTCTCTGCTTCTTCAGCATTCTTAGTATAGTCTACTATAGCTTCAACTGATTGATTGATCTTATCTTCTGTAGGTTTCTCAATCTTAGTTGGATCTACAATCTGAGAATCACCTGTAGCACTTTTAGCAATAACCAATTGAGGTTGGTCTTTTACTGCAGCTACTACTGGAGATATTGGATCTACTTTATGAACACGACTTACATTATTAACTTCAATACCAGTTAAGTCTTCAATCTTACTGATAAGTCTAGTCTTAATATCTTCTTTATCTTCAGGAACGTTATCTTCTACGATATCATTATTTCTAATCTTTAAGATATTAGTCTTGAAGAGATTTAGATTTTTCATATCTAAATCTTCCATCTTCATTTTAAACCAACTATTATTACCAATAAAGATGAAATCCATTCCAGCTAGTTTATCTAAGTTCTCTTTAGGTTTCTTAAAGAGTCTAACTATCATAGAGAATGGATTAATAGACTTACTAAATTCAAATAAAGATGTAGTTGGAATATCTCCAGCCCATTCATTTACTGGAATCAATACAGTCTTTTTAGTATATCCCTTATAGTTTGGATTATTAATGAATCTATCAAATAATGCATATAGTAAGTCTATAGCTTTATCTCTATTATAAGTTTCACTCATAGTGAAGATCTTATTATAGATATGATTATCGACATAGATATTTTTATTCTTATACTTGTCAATAGTCGGATAAGTATACTTAATATACTTACATTCATTCTTGATTCTATTTAATCTAAGTTTAACATCCTTAGAGTTACGTAATCTTTCTTTGTATAAGATCTTTCTTAATCGAGTATCTAATACATTCTCAGGAGTAGCTTCAGAGAAGAAAAATAAGTTTTCAGAATCTTCAAAATGAGATTCTGTCATTATAGGATTATTACTATAGACTTTAGAGTTGTATACATCATCAACATCTAAGTCTTTATTTATAATTCTACTAGGTTTGAGTAAATACATAGCATTCCATTCAAGGAAGTATGAATTAAACATATTTAGATTACTAATAAGCTTATGCTCAATCAATTGCTTAGATTGTTCTAGGCTTTTAGTCATTAGGAAAATAGCACTACCATGTCTTTTGTCTTTCTTATTGAAAGGAGTAAAGAATGGAGTTTTAAGTAGTCTGAAAGGTTTGACCTTATCTATATTAATAGGCATTGTAGTACCTCCTTCACTTATTCTATTGTTAAAATCGTATCACTTAACTTCATTTTTCATTTAACGCTCATGTAACAATCTATTAGTAAGGTTAACCTCAATTATAAATACACCAAAATAATTAAACAAGCAATTCAAGTGGCTTTATAATACTTTTAAAGTGTATGTCTTATCTTATTAATCTATTAAAATCCAAACTACTCCGAATCAATTATTGGATTATATAGTGCTTAAATACATTATAACTTTAAATCTTTTCAGACATAATGCTTATGAATTTATTATAAGAAGCTTGATCCAGGAGATGGGTGGAAGAGTTATAACGAAGATTCAATCTTACATTTCTTAAAGTTATTGTTTTTATATATTCGAAATAATGATAACTTTGATTAAACACATATAGATATATTTCTAAATGTATTAACCGTACTACTATGAATCTGACTTTCTAAAAAGTCACTGCAATCCCAAACAGAAAATGCAATCATGCTAAATCCCCGTAGGCTACCTGGTCTACGGGGGTTTTCTCTGTCAAATTATACCTTATCCTGTACATTTAGATACGGAGGATTAATATAAATGGAAAAGAAAGACTTTCTAGTTGAGTTATCTAAGATGACTCATAAAGAACTTAATGACTTTATTAAGTCTAAAGGTAAAATCAAGCTAGTAGAAGCTATTATTGAGAACGCTAAGTCGTTCGATTAGTTAATTATTAATACCCTAGTGTATTAAAATATAACACATGTAACACAAATGTAATCGAAATGATTCCCATTATTTTATTAGGAGGATTGAATCATGGAAAAAGAAAAAACAGTTCTAGCACTGATTAAAGATGTGCGAGACAACTTAACAAATGCATCTGCTTCTCATAAAGATGAAGTACGTGTTATGCAAGCTTTCTTAAATGATACTTCTTATGAAGTAGGAGTTTATGACAAAACAGGTAAAGTTGGTACAGTAGCACCAGCTAAAGAATTCCGTAGCGTTATCTCCAATGCTATCGTAGCTACAACTAAAATTAGCAAAGAAGAAGCTGATTCCTTGGTAGCTGGTTATGAAGCTAAAAAATCTGATGCGGAAAGTATGTTAACAGTATCCAAAGAATTCTTGAATACATACTTACAGACCAACCGCAAAATTGGTCTTGGTGGACGAGAAAAATCTAACGTATCTTTGATCAAGAAAGAAATCAAAGAATCTACACGTTCTTACCCTAAACAAGTTGGTGTAGATAATGCTGGCAAACCAATTTATGAAAAAGCTGAAGTTAAAGTTAGTCCTTACGATTCCATTAAGGTTTCTAGCCCATGCCCAGCTTGGATTAAAAAATAATTCATCATCACACAATTATTTTTAGTATTTTAAAACAAATAAGATATTACAAAGTTCAAAAACCATAAAATCTGCTAAAGACATTTCCCTAAGATAGTTCATCTATCTTAGGGATTTTCTTTATACACATTATAATGAGATGCTTTAGACATATTAGCTTTTTAACACACTGGATACATATAATTGTAGGATGTGCAGTGGTTCGTACTTTTTCTATTTTACCTCAACCATATAAAGAGCATAATAAAATCATAGTTCATCCTACCATATTATATTCAATCCAAACTGATACAGTATTCCCTAAGGGCTTTCATAGTCCTTAGGGGTATTGTATTGTCAAACATATAGGTAGTGTACGTTGTTGCTACCAGTACACGTATGTTTCATTACAATTTTCCTCGATAATATATACTTGCCCAAGGGTCTTAATGGTCCTTGGGCGGTATATATTGTCATTTTGAACATTAGGATAATCTTATAAGAAAGGAGGACCTTATATTGGGACTCAAGATCACAAATTATCTTAAGAATCTTGGTAAGTCAGTAAAGTATGCTGCTATCGAGGGATTTAAGACAAATTACGATACTACATATAAATCGTTTGATCAAGCTAGTACCGCTACTAAAGAAACAGTAAATGCTATCGTTAACTACAGACAGACTTTCAGAAAAGCTCAAGAGTATTTAATGAAAACATCTGCTTATGAAGCGTCTAATCTAGCTCTCAAAAGTGCCAAAGAAGACTTAAAATCTGGTAAGCTCTGGAACCAAGATCGTGCCGATAAAGTCATGTTTGGTGGAGATGATGATGATTTTGACTGGAACTTTGATGAAGACTCTATAGGTGGAGATGATAGTGATAGTAGCTTAGATATCACTGATGGTGATAGAGCTGTAGCTAAAACTGTACATGAAGCATCTAAAGCTAATGCTGATCAAATTTCTGGTACTATCTTGAGTGCAGCTAAGTATAATGCAGATGTGACTAAACAGACTGCATCATTTATGTTTGCACAACAAGAACGATTATTTGGTAATTTAAATAACTCTATTATGGGTCTTGGTACTACAATGGGTAATATGCAAAACTTCATGACTACAAACATGCAGACGCATATTGAAAACTCAACCAAGTACTTTGAAGAGTCGACTAAATATCAACGTGAAAATAATGCTATCTTGAAAGAACTCCTTGATATGGAACGTGAACGTTTCAAAGAATGGAGTACTGGTAGAGATGCAGAGAAGAAACGTCAAGATAAAGGTCTCAAACAAGATATCACTGATATCCTATCCAATGGTGTAATGGATTGGGGTGCTTATGGTAAGCATCTTAAAAAGGGATTCATTGACCAAGCTGAGAATTTTGGTATTGGTATGATTAGCAAAGAAATGCTTATGGGTATGGCTGCTAATCCACTACAATATATTCCAGCTTACCTAGTTCAAAGAGCCATGGGTAAACCATTAGAGAAAGCTATTGGTGGGTTTAATAAAACCTTAACTGGTTTATTTAATCAAATCAATGCTGATTTATTACGCTCTAAAGACAAAGAGGGTATGGGTGGTATTCTAGCCAGTATCTTCAGTGTTAAGATAGCTAATAAAGATAAGATTGATACTAGTAAATACTTTAAAGGTCAAGTACCTTTTGATGGTATGACTCGTAAGTCTATCGTAGAAGTTATCCCAGCTTATTTAGCTCGTATCGAATCACTCTTGGGTGGTGAAGAACGTATCTATGACTTTGATAAAGGTAAATTCTCTTCATTAAAGATTCTTGATAGAGAAAAGAAAAGAAGAGATAAATCTTATAAAGATAGAGCTGGTTCTGGTATTAGAAATGCATTAGAAGAAGATATTAAGAAAATAGCTAAGTCTAAGAAGTTATCTGCTAATGAATTAAAACGATTAACAGATATGATTCCTGATGTTGAAGAAAGACTTTGGAATAGTAAGGGTTCTTTTGATGAAGTAATGGAAACTTATGGTGATGACTCATTTGGTAAATTACTTAGATTCCTACGGATGAATAAGAACTCTAGAACTTATAAAGAGTCTAAAACCTTAGCTGCTGAATATGCTGATGCTTTCCGTAGCCAAGCAGAGTATTATCAAAACCAAGAGAAGGCTGGTTGGTCTCCTGAAGCTATGATGAATAATCGTAGTAAAAGTAGAGGCGAAGGTAAAAGTGCTATTCAAGCCAATAATGAAATGATGAGCAAAGCGATGGCTAGTCAAGAATCTATCTTTAAAGCTATGCTTTCTGAACTTTATTTAATTCGTACAAATGAATTCCGTAAAGGTAAAAAGCTTGGTGTTAGAAATAGACTTAATGCTACTGCTGCTCCTGATTATATTGATACTGACTTTATTAAATATAGTGTCTTGAAAGAAAATCGTGCTGAAACGATTGAAGAGACCTATGCAAAAGTTAAAGCTAGTAATCCATCTAGATCTAAAGATACAGTAGATCCTGATGATGTTGGTAAGACTTTAGATGAAGTTGATATCAATAAACTTGGTAATGTCTTTGATAAAGGAGATAAATCTAAGTTTGGTAATGTAACTAATGCTAAAGGTCTTAAAGGTAAAGGTAAAGCTGCTTTAAGCAACTGGTATGAAATTCTTAAAAATCCTAGGCTATTTGCTGCTGAAGTTATTACTAAAGTAGATGATAGTTTATATGAATTCTTCTTTGACCATGAAACTGGTGAAAAAGATGAAGATGGTGAACAAATTCGTGGCTTCTATGATAAGATGGCTTTTGAATTAAAAACCACTTTCAATAAAGTTAGAGATTGGTTAGATAAGAAATTCTGGGAACCTATAGTCAAAAAAGGCTGGGGTAAGATTAAAGACTTCGCTAAAGACTTTGGTCTAGACTGGTTCAATGATGCTAAAGATTCTGCTAAGAATGCTCTAACTGGTGCTGGTAGTAAATTAGCTGAATTGGTTCGTGGTAAACCAGGCATGAATCCTCTTCAAGCTGAAGCATTAGCTAGATCTATAATGTTTGGTCCTGCACCTAAAAGTTTCCTAGAACCAGAAGATCAATTAAAGGATATTGCGGCTGGATATCAAGCAGCTTTCAATCAGTCATCTGCTTCTAGACAACCTAAATTTAAACCGGTTAGCAATAATAATAAAGGTGCTCCAAGTTCCACTGGTACTCAATTAGAAATACTAGCTAAACGGGCATTTAATCATAGAGATGGTTATGCATTTGGTTCTCTATCTGTACCGCATACAGCATTGACTACTGTATCTAAAGGCGAGTTAATTATTCCATCTGATTTGAATCCATTCAATCCAGATTTAGATAAAGCAGATCGTAAGAAAGATAAACAAGATGAATTACGATTAAGAAATAAAATCTTATCTCATGCTGAAGGTGGTAACTTATTAGATACTGGTAAGAACTTCTTACAAACAGTAAAAGATAAAGCTCCTGAAGGAATGATCCAAGGTAATACCGTAAGAGAAGTTGTCGGAAGTGCTTTAGAATTTGCTGTAGGTAAATTATCAGGTAAAGTTGAATCAACTGACGGTAGTGCTTTAGGTCAAGCTGCTAAGGCTACTGTATCTGCTGCTTGGGAAACTGGTTTAGATAAGTTTGAAGATTATGCTAAGACTTTAGATCCAGAAGTATCTAAAGCTCTTACTGGCGATATAGCTAAACTTAGAGGTAATAGTGCTAAATTTGCTGGTCGTACAGGTGTAGCTGCAGGTGCTGGTGCTTTAGGTGCAACTGCAATATTTGGTCCTGGAGGATTATTAGCTGGTGCTGCTATTGGTGCTGCTGCTAATATTATCCGTGAAAGTGATACTGCTAAGAACTTCTTATTTGGTAAAGAAATGGCTGATGGATCCCGTGAAGGTGGTCTAATTAGTCGTAAACAACAAGCCTTATTTAAGAAGTATATGCCTGACCTTGGTAAAGGTGCAGCTGCTGGTATTATTCCTAGTTTAATGCTTGGATTCGGTCCAGTTGGTGCTATTGCTATTGGTGGAGCTTATTCTCTTGCTAAGAATAATCAAAAAGTTAACGAAAAGATTTTCGGTAAAACTTATTATGATAAAGATGGCAATGAGATAGGTCGTAAAGATGGATTAATTCCTAAGAAAGTACAAGAATACGTTAAGAAGAATATACCTAAGATTGCAGGTTTTGGTGGAGCAGCTGCTTTACTAGATCCTACAGGAATGGGTTTATTGATGAACTTTGGTCTTGGTGCTGGATTAGGTCTTATTGGTACATCTAGTAAATTCCATGATATGATTCTTGGTAAGAAGAATGAAGATGGTGAACGTGAAGGTGGTCTCGTAGGTGCTTTAAAAGACTACGTAGTAAATCCATTACGTCGCTTCGGTACAACTTTATATCAAGACTTCTATAAATTTATGGATTATAACTTATTTAGTCCTTTAAAAGGTACTGGTAAGATGCTTGCACAAGTCTTTAAGAATATGGGACGTAGCATGAAATATGGTATGTTTAATATCTTAGAGAAAGCATTTGGCGGTCCATTTAGTATGCTTATTGGTAAGCAAGTAAATGATATGCTTCTTAAACCTTTAGGAAAGATTCTTGGAACTACTTTCGGTGGTATTGGTGATTTGGCTAAATTTGCAATCGGTAGCCCTATTAGAGGTTTCGGTTGGGGATTAAGAAAAATCAATAACTGGGGTAATAGAGGATTAATTAAAAGAGGTCAAGCCGATCATTTAAGTGCTAATGAACGTCTTAACTTAATGGAAGGTAGAAATTATGCTAATCGTGAACGTGATATGGCATTAGCTACCGCATCTGTTGAAGACTTAAATACACTTGAAAGTAGCTTAAGTATCTTTAATAGTCAATTTAAAGTTGGTGGTGGTGCTGAACGCTCTACTATCAAACGTCTAGAAAGTAAGATTAAGAAATACTTACCAGCATCTGCTGTTAAGAAAGTTTGTCAGTTTGCTTATGATGGTAATACTAGAGATGCAGCTGCATTTATATCTAGTTTAGATATTCCTGCAAATGATAAAAAAGCAGTAATGGATGCTTTTGAAAAAGAAGTTGAATTTATTCAAGCTGCTAGAGGTAGAAAGAAATTTAGTAAAGAGCAAATGAAAGCTGCTCAAGAAACTCTTAAGAAGTATAATATTGATCCTACAGATAGAAAATCCTTAGGTATTGCTTTAGACCAAGTAAGTGCTGAGCGTAGTCGTGCTGAAGATGCTGAACGTCTAATTGGTAAAAATGGTGAAAAATTCACTACTGAAGAAGCTAAGAATGTAGCTGAAGGTATGTCTCAAACCAATGATATCTTATCTCAAATTAGAGATGCTTTAATTAAATCTGAAAATGGTGCTTATGATAAAAACTATTATGATGATTTAACTAGAGCTAAAGATGAAGAAACAGTTGAAATGTTTAGAGGTGAAGTTGATTCTGATTCAAGAAGATTTGTTAATCAAAACTTAGGTCATCTTGACGTTACTGGTAATAATGCTTCATTTATTATGGGTAAGAAAAATAAACGTAAGTTAAATGCTCTTAAGAAACTTCCTGAAGGTACTAAGATTGATTTAGATGCTTTATCTAAATTGAGTACTAAAACTCTTAAACGTTATTCTCAACTTGCTATGGTAATGGGACCTACTGCTATTCAATCTATTGGCGATCCAGCAGCATTAGCTCCAGAAAAAATTGCCGATGGTGCATTTAAAAGCTTGGTTAAAATTGCTACTTATCTTGGTAGACATGATAAAGATTTCAACTTTAAATCTCCATTATCCAATTATATAGGAATGTCGGCTGAGCAACTTAAATATTTTGAACAGCTTATCGACTATGGTATGGATCCATCTATCTCTTCTCAAGCTGCAGACTGGGCTTGGAATAATAGATGGCAATTTACTAATGCTAGTACTCCAGATGAACAAGTTGCATTTACTAGAATGATTGGTGATATTACTAAATCTACTGCAACTAATAAAGCTGCTGGTGCTGTAGCGTCTACTGTAGCTGGTAATGCTGCTAATATTGCTCCTAAAACAGCTGCTGCTAGTCAAGCTAATGAAATTGCTCAAACTGGTTCTCATAAAGAACGTTCTGTTGATGCTGATGGTAATGAAACCTATGAATCTACTGATGGTTCTAAAAATAAAGCTGATACTGAATCTGCTCATGATAAGAAGAAAGAAGAAGATGCTAAAGATGAAAAGAATGCAGAACGTCAAGGTTCTATATTCTCTAAAGCTCTTGGTAAACTTAAAGGATTTGGTGACTCTGCTAAAGAAGGCGCCAAAAATGTTAAAGAAAAATCTCAAGGCTTCTTACATGATATAGTAGATGGAATCTTTGGTAAAGGCGGTGGATTATTTGGTGGTCTAGGAACTATCCTTGGTGGTGGTTTACTATTATCATTCTTAGGTCCAATGCTTCCAGAGATTGGTAAGATCTTAACTCATACTTTATTACCAGCAATTGGTGGATTCTTAAAGAATACTGTAATTCCATTATTCGTTAAAGGTGTAGGTAGTGCTCTTGGAGGATTACTTGACGGCTTTATTGGTAAAGAAGAACAGCAAGAAACTGATGAAAATGGTAATCCTGTATTTAATCCTGATGGTACTCCTAAAATGAAAACAACATACAATCCTACATTGGGGGGTATGGCAGTCAATGGTGGTGTCTTAGGATTCTTAGGATATAAAACATTTAAAGCCGGTAGAGGTATCTATAAAGGTGTCAAAGGTATCGGTAAAGGTATTGGCGGCGGTTTAAAATTAGGTAAAGCTGGATTTAGTTTCGCTAAAGAACTTAAACGTTCTAAGAGCTTTGGTAAATCTTGGAGAGCTGGTAAATTTGTCTATAAGAATACTAAACTTGGTAAAGATATAGGTAAAATTGCTAAGTCCTCTGAAGATGCAGTTAAAGCAAGTCGTTTAGGTAAGTTATCTTCATCTATTATGAGTAGAGCTTTCGGTGCATCTAAAGAAGGTTTATCTAAGATTGGCTGGGCTATTCGAGATAGAGCTGGTGTTGCTGGATCTGCATTACTAGATGGTACTGCTAAGAATGCTATTAAAGGTAGTGGCTTATTCTCTAAAGCAGCAGATTTTGTTAAATCTGGTATAAGTAAAGTTGGAGAAGTTGCTTCTAAAGCTGCCGATAAAACTATGGACTTCTTAAAAGAAATCTTAACTAAAGGTATCGAAAAGATCTCTACATATATACCTAAGTTAGCTGAGAAAGGTGCACAATTTGCTCCTAAATTAGCTACTATGATTTTAGATGGTATCAAAGGTTCTGCTAAATTTGCTAAACTTTTAGCTAAAGCTGGTACTTATGTAGGCGTTACTGCAATTACTGCTGGTATTGGTGGTATCGTAATTGGTATCATTACAGCATTGGACTTAGCTGCATCTGTAACTACAGGTATTAGTCGTTGGTATAACGTTGCTGAATGTCTTGCTGATGAACAACCTCCAAATGATGATGTTAAATGGGTAGCTGGTTTAGCATCTGCCGTTGACTCTGTATTATTTGGTGTAATCGGACCTCAATTATTCTTCAAAATCTTAGCTTATATTTGGGATTTGAATGATGTATTAGCTCCAATGCAACAACGTGCATTAGCTGCATTGAATCAATATAATCAAACAGCTGAAAAGAAATTAGATTCTATTGAAGAATATAATGATGAAATCTACGATAAGGATAAAGGCTTTATAGATGATATCAAGACTGCTTTTGGTGGTAGTGATTCTAATAAGAAGACTCCTGCATATAAACCAAATGCTCAGCAGTTAGCATCACAAACTCCTGCTACTCCTGGTGCTCAAGGTACTGGTAAAAAAGGACCTCTAGGTGCTGGTAGTGGTACTGCGAATGGTAATGGCTTATTAAGTGGCATGCAAAATGACATGAATAAGCTTTCTCAAGGAACTAGTGGTTTAATGGGTAATCTTGTATCTCAAGCTGGTGATTTACAAGCACAAGTTTTAGGTACAGGTAAATTCTTTAAACAAAAAGATCCTCGATATGCTAATATCGGATTTAATACCTCTGGTGATAGTATAAATCAAACTATTGGAGATTCTGGTTGTGGTCCAGTTGCTGGTGCTAACGCTCTTATGGCACTTGGTACAGGTACGATTAATCCAGCTGAAGCTTCTAGTTTCGCATTATCTGGGGGGTATAAGGGTACTGATACTGGTGTTGCTCCATCCTTCTTTGAAGGCTATGCTGCAAGACATGGTGCTACTTCTTATTCCACTGATGCTCAAGGTACAATCAATGCTTTGAAATCTGGTAATCCAGTTGTACTTCAAGGTGAATCTAAATCTGGTACTTCTAATAGTCATCCATTTGGTTCTTATCCTCACTATGTAACTGCTACTGGTTATGATGCAAGTACTGGTAAAGTTACAATTCAAGACCCTGAGTCTAATCGTGATAATGCTACATATAATATCAAAGACGTATTACGTAATACTACAACTGCTAATGCCTTCGGTAGAGGTAGATTGTATGGACGTGGTAAATTTAGTCAAGGTATTAAATTTGGTCGTGGTATTGAAGGTAATGTACCTATCATTTGGAATAAACTCCAAGGTTTAGGATTTGGTGATATTCATACTGCTGCGATAATGGGTAATATGGCTATCGAATCTGGTTTCGATCCAGCTATTAGTGAAATCGGTGGCGGTGGAGGCTTTGGTCTCTGTCAATGGGATGACCGTAAAGGTAACCTCGCTGAATATGCTCAAAGAGCTGGTAAGGATCCATCTGATCTTGATATTCAATTACAATTTATCAAGTATGAATTACAAGGTTCTGAATCTGCAGCTGCTTCTGAATTCTTTGCTGAAACTAGTAATATAGATAAAGCTACTGAAATTTTCTGTAGAAAATATGAACGACCTAATATGGCATATGCTAACTTAGAAGGACGTAAACAGGCTGCAAGAGAAATCTTACAATCTAAAGGTACTGGTAAAGTAACTAGCATTGCTGGTGGCAAATCTTCTGGTTCTACAAAGAAACCTGGATTATTATCTCCACTCTTTGATATGTATAATTCCATTAAATCTAACTTAGGTTCAGTACTTGGTATTGACTTAGGTGGTAATATTGGTGGATCTAGTGGAGGTGCAGTTGGCGGTGTAGGTGGAGCTGTCGGTGGCGGTAATACTAAAGCTGCATCTAATTGGGCTGATTCTATTGTTGGTAAGAAAGACTATGGTAATAACGGTTGTACTTCATTCGTTAACGAATACTTACAACAAGCTGGTCAATCTACTATTGATTTGAATTGCGATAATGCATATCTTAATTCCAAAAATAATGGTCAACCTTATGCTTGGAAGCCTGGTAAAGATAATGGCGTTGAAGGTGACGTTGCATTAATTAATACTGCTGAAGACGGTTCATTCCCTGATGGTGTTCCAAAACCTGACCATGCAGTTATTGCAGATGGTCGTGGTGGTTATTGGGGTTATTCTGCATCTCAAAGAAATACAGTTCACGGTAAAATGACTGACTGGGGTGATGGTGGTAGTAATATCATCGGTTATATCGCTTCTGGTGGTAGTGGTAGTGGTGCTCAATTATCTGGCGATGCTACTATGTCTCAAACTGATATGATGAAAGCATCTTCTGATGATTACGGTTTAGGTAAAAACGGATTAAGATTCGGTAGAGCTAAAGGTGTATCTAAAGAAGTTCAAATGGCAGTTGAAGGACGTCAAAATATCGAAGCTGGATTTAAAATGGCTAAAGACCAAGCTAGACAGGCTGCTAAACTTGGTATGGGTACCGAAGGTATCACTGAAGCATCTAGTTCTGACTCTCAAGAAGTTATCTTATTACGTGCTATTTATAATGAATTGACTAAGATTACTGGTAATACTGCTGGTATTGGTACTTTACAAGCTAATCAAGCACAAACTCAACAACAAGTAACAACAGTTCAAACTGGGTTACAAGGAGCTATGGCTACATTAGGTAACAAACTTAATGAAAAGATTAACATGGTATCTCAAAATATCCAAGGTCAAGTTAATAAAGTAACCAAGAATGTTTCTGGTAATACAATCAATCAATTACAATATTTAGCGTCTAAATAATATAAATCCCCTTAGGATCATAGTAATCCTAAGGGGATTTCTTTTGCTTTTGTAAAAAATTACAGAGTAAACAACGAAGTAATAAAAAATATGTATGAGATGGAGTAGGTATGATAAACCCTACACGATCGAAATTTGTGGCTAATTGGTAAAACTCCCACCATAACCCAGCAGGTACGGATGCATGGAAAACGACTCCATGCAGTGGTACGCCCTAACAGGCGTGCTTAACGTAAGCCCCTGCGGTTCCTCACAGTTGTCTGAAGCTTGCGAGAAGACCGGAAGGTCGCTCTTTTTTCGCTTGCTTTTGCTTCC